GGTGGCGGTGCGCGCCTGGCCCGTTGTGAATCACGGATTCAAGAACGAGCACCACCCGCGCGAGTGATGCGGGCCAGGCTCCAAGCGCGCTGCCTTCGACGCGTGTATCGGAGGGGTCTTACCCGGCGGCCGCGCCGCAGTGCGCCGCGCTGCCGCCGGAGTCAGACTGTCTATTGCTAGGAGGAAACTATGTACAACTACTTGACGACGACCGCCGCACCGGGGCTGGATCTGGACCTGCTCAACGCGCTGCGGCTGGTGCAGCATGGCGTGGCGCTGGTGGCACCGGACGCGGCCATGCCGGCGCCGCTGTATGACGCGCTGGCGTTCGCCCAGACCAATGACGTGCAGCAGTTCATCCTGTCGCCGGAATGGACGGTGGCGGTGCAGGAGCATGTGGTGGACCTGATCGGCGTGACGCACTGGTTCTAGGGATGGGTTTATACATTCGTGGATGTATGTAAACGTATTGGTGCGCAGGGGACCGCCGAAAATTCTCTAATTCCAAAAATATTGACAATAATTGCAACGGAGACAATAATGCTCGAAGCAATCCTCGCCGCCTGCGTGGTGGCAGCGCTCTACCTGCTCGCCTTCACGCCCAGCAACATGCCCGAATGGGCGCCCGGTGTGGCATTGGGCCTGCTGTTCGTGACCCTGCTGGTGCTGGTCCACATGGCAAGCAGGCCGGAACACGACGACCAGCTCGAACCGGATGAGCACCGCGACAACGCGGTCGGCTGAAGTCCATTTGACATAATGTGCCCAAGGAGCCTTTCATGCCCCAACAACCCCTTACCGGCCAGGTGCTCGACTTCGGCCGCTACATCATCCGCATCGAGCCGGGCCGCGCCCGCGGCTTCTACGAGTCAGACCTGAACGTGGATCAGGACAAGTCCGACCTGATCTTCGACAACCTGCGCCTGATCGCACCGCTCGTGCTGCCACCACAGGTACGCCTGGCGCTCGCGCGGGCTGGTTATGACGTCACAAGCGCAAGGGCTGCAGCGTAGCCGTCAAGGTCTTCTCTGCGGTATCGTCGTACACGCGACGCGCGTGTGGGTCTTCCAGCAGGGCAGCCGCGCGCACCTGCCAATCGTCCGAAGGATGCACAGCTGGAGGGATAGCCACCCATTGACCCTTGAACCAGTACCACGACAGCCCCTGCACCGGCGCCGGCTTCTGACGCCGTGTGTGCGTGCTCACCCGCATAAGCTCCACCGGCTTCTCGTCGACCGGCCGCGCAATCACGGTCGACGCCTGGAGGGTCAGCACGTACGGCAAATCCTCTTGGTACAGGGAGCGCGCCCGCGCGATCCAGTCACGCCGGGCCTCCCACTCTTCACGGAACCCGCTGCCGCCCAAATTGTGGCTCCAGCGGCCGCCTGAGCAGCGCAGGAACAGCTTGTAGCGCCGCACCCGCGCTGACCCCAGGTTCTCGATCGACACGTTCAGCGGGTCAAGGTCGATCGTGACCACCGGGAACATTGGCGCGCAGCTGTAGTGGCACGCCCAGGCCAGATCGGTACCGTACACCTTCCGACCTTGGAACACGACCACCAAACGCCCGTGTTCGACCGTCTGCAAGGGTTTGAGTGTGAGATCCGCACGTTTTCGGTACAAGCGCCCTTCCCGCACGGCGAAATTCTTCAACACCTCCAGCACGTCTAAACGCATATCTGCCTCCCTGTTTTGATGTGGCGCAAGCATACCACACTTTTGCAGATACCATGACAAGATAGTGCTACGGAGTACCACAGAGCAAGTGAGGCAAGCAGAGGGCAGAAAATTGTGTCGTAACCCTGATCCAGAAGTATAGGTTGTGAGTGATTTTCGAATTCTTTAAGCCAAGTTTTTAAATTCAACTAAAAAACTAGGTACCAGGTTTTGAACTTTCATATTTTTTCTGTTTTCTAGTACACGTTTTTTTTGAAGGTTCAGTTTCAATACGTTTTTGGCCTAGTTTTACTACGGTTTGCAAGATTCTGGCGTCGGTGGCCTAATAACCTTGCCAGTCGTGTGGCTTTCTTGCTTGCAACCTATGTTCCTGTTAAGCAATGTTGCCATTTTGTCTTCTCAAAAAAGCTATATTTTCTATACACAGTTACATGGTTAAATCGTAGTTCTAACTGCCTCATTTTCTAAAAATCGCATTTTCAATACGGAGTTACCGTGATTACCTCCCTTTTCCGCCGTTTCTACCACTTCATCTTCGGCCCCACGCCCACCCTCACCCAGCTCTTGCAGGAGGACTTGCACCACGCCGAGCGCAACCGCCTGACCTCTGTCACCAAGGAGGAAGAACTGACCTACAAGCTCGCCTGCCAGCGCCTGGCCACCCAGCACTACGACCAGTCCATCGCCCGTATCAAGTACGACCTGGCCGCCGACGCCGCAGCCCTGGACGACCCCCAGACCACCACGCTCGCCCGCCTGCGCGCTGCCGGGGTGCGCACATGAGCCAGACCCAGATGCGCATCCTGCGCGCCATCAAGCGCCAGGTCGAAGAGGGCACCACCACCGACCCGCTCGACGCCCTCAAGGCCATCAGCGACCACCGGCGCACCGTGCAGCAGGCTGTCACCCACCTGCTTGCCACGCTGCCCCAATCCCAGCCCAAGATCCGGCCCTACCCCGCACACAATCAGGTCGTGCAGGCCAGCTGGCTCGACAGGCACATCCGGGAGCTTGAGCAATGCTGACCGAACGACTGGCCGTCCTGCACCTTGCCCGCGACAACCTGTGTGGCACTGACCTCGACTTCATCTGCAGCGCCGCCTGGCGCGTCATGGAGGTCCGGCCTGACCTGACCGATGCCGTCCACAGCCTGATCCAGCACATCAGCGCCGAGCTGCTGGCCGACGGCCACGACAACATCCTCGGCTGGACCTCTGCCCAACTTGCCGCGTACGGCATGCGCACCAGTCCTTCCCGCCTGTGGGAGATCACGCACGCTGTCAGCGTGTCGTGGATCGACCGCATGATCGACAACCTCTCCAAGGAGCTGCAACATGATCAATGAATACGCTTTCGCGCGCCTGTCCTACTACGAACAGAAGCGCGTCCTGCACCAGATCAAGATCTCGCCCACCGCCCACCAGCATGGCGACTACACCAGGCTGCAGGTCGCCATCCTGCACGCGATCCACGACGCCAGCGCCGCCCAAAAGGGGCACGCCACCCGCCCCGACTTGTTCATCACCGACATGGAAAACCTCTTCGGCACCGAAGAACTGTGCGGCGTGCTGCTGCAGCTGGATGAGGATCCCTACAGCATCATCACGCTAGCCGAGTACTACCGCATCCCTGCCGACAAGCCTGCCACCATCACCCGCCTCGCCAACGGCGGCGACGGCTGCTGCTGCACCCACTACGCCTACCTCGTGTACCAGCGCTTGCCGGGCCGCGTGCAGATCTACGGCTTCAAGAACGAGGAAAATCCGGACTGCGCAGTGGTCAAGGATGGCTGGCATCCGGGTGGCCACGACTTCGCCGTCGTCGACGACCTCTGGATCGTCGACCCGTGGGCGCGCCACGTGCACTACCAGGCCGACATGCCGTTCGTGCACGAGATCGGCACGCCCAACACTGTGCGCATCTACGGCGACCAGTCGTTCTGGACCCTCAACACCGAGGCCATTCCGTTCTACGACGAGCACTTGAAACCCATCGAACCGACCAGCCAGCAAGCCACGATCCGCCGCGTGACGATCATCTGCCCGAGGACTTGACCATGCCCCGCCTGATCAACTTCCTCCTGCTTGCCACCCTCGTCTACTGCATCGCCATGGCCACCTTCCCGGACGAGACCACTCACTTCCTGCACCAATTGGTGACGCCGTGAAGGCAGGCAGCTGGAACACCTGGCTTGCCACCTTCGAGGTCGGAGAGCGTCGCTACGTCGAGACCACGCTCGACGACTACGCGCAGCAGATGCGCACCATGAACACGCCGCGCTCGCGCCGGCCGCCCGAACTTGCCGGGTGCGAGTTCACCACCTCCTTGTTCACCGCGGTGTCGGCCAGCAGCGCTGGCGACATCCGCTACCTCATCGCCGTTGAAAGGACATCATAATGCCCAACACCATCCACACCTACGAACACGTCCACACCATGTTCGGTGTCGAAGGCCACATGTTCAACCGCATCCTCAACGAGGAGTCCGGCCTGTTCCTGAACCAGAAGTTCATGGCCACCCGCCCGTTCAAGGCGCAGGGCTGCAAGGCGGGCAGCACGATCACGGTCGTGGTGAGTTTCGATGACGAGTGCAAGAACGGTCATCAGACCTTCGACATCACCGGCCACGTGCAGGAGCCAGGTGCGCGTGACTGGTTCATGGGCGGCCGCATCCACGGCGAGATCGCGAAGTACTTCCCCACACTTGCCCACCTGATCAAGTGGCACCTCGTATCGACCGATGGGCCGATGCACTACATCGCCAACACGGTCTACCACGCTGGCAACCGAGACCACAACGGCCACGTGGCCGGGGAGCCTAATCGCTGGGACCACGTGATCAAGTTCGGTGACTTCCCGATCACCTTCAAGATCAAAAAGGGTTTTCAAGAGTGGTTGACGGCTACGTTCGAGCACCTGCAGACCACGCTGAAGACCAACCCGAACCGCCAACCTTGGCCACCTGTCCCAGTCCCGGTTGAACACGAGAAGAAGCCGGGGGAGACCTATGAGTTCGACCCGAAGTACACGTTCCAAGGCTTCGAGCGGAAGTGGTATGAATGCCCGTTCGATTCCAAGATCGAAGCGGAGCAGTTCAGCGAAGCCCTCGCCCGCTACCCTTTCAAGTTCGAGATGCTCCCGGCCGGGTACAGCAAGGGCAAGGAGCGCAACTTCGCTGCAGCCAGGAACGCCGCCGTGTGGCCCGAGGCGACGGACGAGCAACTGAGTCTGCCCAAGGATCAGTTGACCGAGCTGCTCAAGGCTCGTCTTCCGATGCTGCAGAAGGACTTCCGCGCCGACATGGAAGCCGCCGGCTTCCTGTGGGAGCAACCACCCAGCAAACTGGCATAAGGAGCCACACCATGAACTACCTCGAAAACCTCACCATCCTGCGCGACCACCTGGCCCAAGTCCCCGAGATCAACCTGAAGCACTACAGGGCGCTCACCGACTGCGGCACCCTCTACTGCGCCGCCGGCTGGATGCCGCACATCACCCACTTCCAGCGGCTGGGCATTGTCGACAGTGTAGGCGGCGCGCCCAGGCTGGAGGCAAGCCACGATCTCAATGCGCGCGCCGAGATCGACCCTTACGACCAGATGGACAGCATCGACCTGGCTTGCAACTACCTGTTCGGCTTGTTCGAGGGCGGGCACGCGCACGACTACCTGTTCAATTCCTTCGGCCACGGCCTCTGGGACCGCGAGCTGCTCACCGACGGCATGACCGACAAGGAGCTGGCGCTGGCCCGCCTCGACAAAGCGATCGAGATCCGCAAGGCCGAAAGAACCGCCCAGACACTGCCCTGAAAGGAGACCCACATGGGCACCATCCACGACCGCCTCAAAGCCCGTGCGCAGCGCCTGCACACCGTCACCATCGACCGCCGCGTCCCGCCGACCGCGAAGCCCGACACGGCGCGGCGCATGAGTGTGTTCCTGCAAAGCCTCGACGCCACGCGCTCCAGCCGCCTGGACACAGCCGCGCGCCACCACACCATGCAACGCCTTGCCGACGAGGCCGAGAAGCTGGACCTAAAGGGCCGCTGGAGCCTGTTGTGCAACCGCACGCAGTGCCTGCGGCCGCCGGCCCTCTGGTACAACCGCGGCAGTTACGCCTTCTACTGCGAGGACTGTGCGCGCGACCTGAACCGTGTGAACCGCCACGACGCCGAGGAACTGCTTGGCGCCGGCCAGAAGCTGTGCATCGAAATCACTACCGGGGCGCAAGCAGAAACGCTGCACGTCTCGCCATGACCATGACCCAAACCGAGGCGCGCGAGCAAGGGCTGCACGGCTGGACATATGCCGTCTGTGACAACGGCCTGCACCTCACCCCGATCGGCGACCTGCAAGACCACATGGACGAGGATTGCCCCTGCAAGCCAGTGCGCGACCCTGCACTGGGTGGCGCCTGGTCCCACAACAGCTTCGACGGCCGCGAGGCCTTCGAGAACGGAGAAAGGAAACCCACATGATCCCCGAATACGCCTTCCACTACCTGCACCTGATGCAGCAGGCTGCCGCCAATAACGACCTTGGCGTGACCGCCAGCACCATCGCCGCCACCCGCGAGACGGTCGCCATCATCATCGCCAAGGATCTCGAGGGCGGTTGCATCAGCCTTGTCCCGCTGGGGCTGCTGGTCGGCCAGAACAACAGCCACACCAATCTGCTCCACAACGGGCGTCTCACGCAGGAGGCAATCGACGCCTTCGAGCAGTTCAAGGCCGACCTGATCGAGCCTGAGCGTACCGCCTGGCTTGACACCAACGTCGTCGGCCGCGTCACCGTCACCCACGGCGGCCGCAGGGCACGCCACGCTCCCGAAGGGCTGTCCTACCAGTGCATCCTGCCGTGGGACGACCCGTACAAGCTGTTCACTTCACCGATGACTGATGAATCGGTTCCCGCCAACGAAACCGCATCACACTTGCACTGAAAGGCCCGACCCATGCCCCAGCCCACCATCGTCCTCGACCTCTCCGGCGGCGTGCTGCAGGCCGCCTACAGCACCACGCCCATCGACATCATCGTCATCAGCCACGACCGCGACGACATCATCGGCGCCGATCCGGAGCACATCGGCCTGACGGACAGCGGCGCCGACGTCTACATCTCCGCCAGTGCGGCCGACATCGAGCCCGCCGTGGTCGATCACTACCTCCAACAGCTGAAAGGACCCACAGCATGACCTCCATCCTCACCCAGCAGCCGCCGCTTGGCTACCACCCGCAAGACGCCATGTTGTCGAGCATCGCCATCGCCTCTGGCATCGGCATCAACACCAACCACGTCCTGCTCAACCGCTTCAACGAAGCCAACGGCCAGGGCGCCGTCGACTTCTGGCTGGACCTGACCGACTTCGGCATCCTGTCGGCGGGCCTGTGCCAGGCCCTCTGCGACACCGGCTACGAGTTTGCCACCGTCTGGGCCTACGAGATCGACGAGGAGTTCGGCCGCCGGTACCTGGCGCGCATCCGCGCGCTGGAAGCTGCTGGCGTGCTGGACGCCGTCAACGCCGACCTCGACCCGCACGGCCTGTCCACCAGCGCGCTCAACGCCCTGCTGGGCCAGATCACCTACGAGGTCCTCAGCAAGGACAAGGCGTTGAACGCGCAGCCCGGCAAAGTCGTGAGGATCGCCCGCATCATCTACGAGATGACCGGCTACGCTTCGGATGTCAAGGACGAGCCGGCGCCAACCGCAACCAGCCCGGACACTGTGCTGTGGGATGCGGTGACCTGCCTGGAACGCATCGAAACTGCCACGCCGGAATCCCGTCTGGCCGCGGCGCTCAAACTGCGCGAGCTGGCCGCGGCGCTCAAACTGCGCGAGCTGGCCGCGGCGCTCAAACTGCGCGAGCTGATTCCGAACACCGGGGTGAAGCCGGAAGGCGCTGCGCCGGAGACGCAGCTGGTCTACCAGATCGGCGAGGCGGCGGGCACGACCATCCACTGGATCGACGTCACCCCGGCACGCTACGAGCGCTGCACCGACTTCCTGCGCCGCATCATCGAGGTGAAGTCGTGAACCGCGAACAAGCCCGCGCCTACGTCGCCTACTGCGTCGACGACTCCTGCAACCAGTGCAAGGTCAGCGAGATCCCGGACCCCGACACCCGCGTGCGCTACGTCGTGTTCAGCGCCGGCTTCGAGCTGGTGACTGTGGCGGTGTGGAGCTACCTGCCCAACTGCCGTGTCGACGACGAGGAGGCGATTGAACTTGCACAGGGCCTGCTGCACGAACTGGGCTGGTTCGCCAACCCGCTCGACGACGAACCCCTCCACGTACTCTGAAAGGGCCTGACATGAAAACCTTCACCATCACCGCCACAGTCACCACGCCCAACCACATGCTGGAAGAGGACGACGTGATCGGGCTGCTGCACCACATCGTCAAGTCCGGCCAGGACGACGCCGAGGACACCGCGCAGGACCAAGACATGGAGCGTGCGGCGCGCACCACCGCACGCTACGCCGCCAACCTGGAAATCGGTTTCGCCGGACAGGAACCTCCGCCCGAGGTGCGCGTGGCCCTTGACCACGTGCGCCAGTACCACCCCGAAGTGACGCAGGTGTTTTTCGGCGTGGACCAACGCTGGGTGTATTGCAGCGACGCCTTCGAAGCGCCGGAATTCAACGACAGCATCGATGTGAGCCTGCTCGAAGCGGCGGCCGACTCGGTGCCGATGCTGCCTGCGGCCTACTCGATCGTGCTGGAGGCCTGACATGTTCTACGTCTACGATTACGTCCACAGCCACCATCCGCACCGCAGCGATGCCGAGGTGCGCGAAGACCAGGCAAAGATCAACCGCCTCACCGGCCAGCTTGCGCTGGCGCGGCGCAACAAGGACAAGCACCGCATCCGCGAGATCGAGCGCGAGATCGCGGACCTCAAACGCTCCTAGGAGACCAGCAATGACCCAGCTCACCAACGAGGAATACGCCAAGGATTCGGGCCAGTGCCCGTTCTGCCAGTCGCGCGACATCGTCGGCATCAGCAGCCTCGACGCCCAAGCCGACGAGGCCTGGCAGAAGATCAGCTGCAACACCTGCGGCAAGGCCTGGCACGACGAATACAAGCTCGTCGGCTACACGGAGATCGAGCCATGAACATCTTCCCCTTCCACCTGCCGCACCGCGATGGCCGTCGCCTGTTCACCGTCTACGTGAGTGGCCACAAGGCCTGGCTGGACAAGAAGTACGGCCGGAGCGTGCTTCTCGTCCAGCCAGGCAGGTCCGGTTACTGCAAGCTGTTCGGATGGGAAGACGTGCTCGTCGAGGTTAAGTCCCCCACCACCATCGTGTTCCACGTCGACACGGGCGAACCTGACACCCTCGACATTGAGGTCTGCTACCGAGGTGACCTTGCGCTGTTCATCCAGGAGCGCAAGCAGGAGTTGGCCGAGAAGGCCTATGACGCCGAGATCGAGCAGCTGCGCGCCGAGCGGCGCCGCCACGGCATCAACCTGAAGTACCGCGAACTTTTCGGAGAAGAGCCATGAACAAACCCCTGATGACCGCTTGCCAGCTGCCGGCGGACCCCAACGCACAGGTGCAGGTCGACGGCTTCGACTATCCGACCACCTACGCCGAGATGGCGCGCCTGACCGTCAAGCAGCTGTGGCGCCGGTTCACCATCGGGCGCTCGCTGCCGAGCGCAGAGACTGCGTTCTACGTGGCGCGCGCCCTGCCGTTCGTGGTTCAGCACACGGTTCCTGCTCCCGCACCCAAGCCGTGCGGCGCCACGCTGGTGACGCTGCCGTGCATCTCGATCAGGCACCTCTCGCAAGGCACGATCGATCGGCTGTCCCGTCAGGAGCCCACGCTGCCAGGTGAGGAGGTAGTGTTCCTGCTTGCCTCTCACGACAACGGCTTCTTCCTCAACGTGCCGGCCTGCACCGCCCGTGCCACCTACGACCAGATCACCGAATTCAGCCAGATCCCGCCGGACCTGAGTAACGTGTTCACGTTCATGCAGCCGATCGCCACCCACGGCTGGTTCATGCTCGACGCCGACGGCGACGTGGTGCCCGGCTTGCCTGTTTATGGAGACTGACATGCAAATCGGAGACCGCGTTAACACCTGCAAGGGTGCAGGCGAGATCGTCAACAAGGAGAGCGCGAACGACGCCTGGCCTGGGCAAGAGCCACGCATGGTGCTCACCGGCCGCTACGGCGTCAAGCTGGACGCGCCGGAGCCTTGGTACAAGGACGGCATCGCCTATTTCCAACCTCATGAACTGGAGCTGATCTGACATGCAAGTCACCATCTACAAACAGCCCGACGGCCGCCAGGTCGAGGTTGACATACCCAACGTCTACGAGGCCGACGAGGCCTGGTTCCGCGAGCACAACGTGCGAATCAGCATGGAAGACCTCGGCGACCAGTTCGCGGTCTACGCCGAGTTCGACCGCTTCACCGGCGAGAATGAGCTGCTGGTGTTGTCCGGCGCGATGACCTGCAAGGACACGCTGGCCAAGCTGCGCGCGCAGTGCGAGCGCGCGCTGAAAGGAGAATGACATGGGCACTGTCGCCTACGAAGTCGAGCGGCTGTTCGATAAAGCGCATGAACTCGCCCTTGCTGAAGTCGAGCGGCGCGCCCGCAAGATCTTGAAGGATCACCCGACCGCGAAGACGTTCTGTATGAGCATGGGGTCGGCCTCCTTCTACGACAAGGCCGGTGAGCCGATGTTCATCGACGACTTCAAGTACCTGAAGTACTTCTACGACTTCCTCGAGCAGTTCGACGACCGCCTGTATCTGTCCGGTCGCGCGCTCAAGCTCACGAGCTACAACGGCCCGAAGACCACCGACTGGTAAAGGAGACCGATATGCCACTCACCTACGACGACATTCCTGGCAGCTGGGGCGCCTACTCCCAGAACTGGCCCAGCATCACCTTCACCGATGTGGAAAAGGTGCGGCGCGCCTTCGTCGCCTGCAGCAAGGAGAAGGTCGTGCCCTACGGCTCCTACGTGCTGGTAGGCCTCACGCTGCGCGTCGAGACCGACCAACACAAGGCCAACCTGCTTGCCCATCTGGCAGCTTCAACGCTCACCTCGGATGAGGTCATCGCTAAGCACGGAGGATGACATGGCAACCAATCTGCGGTTCGAGGTCTGGATCTCTGACACCGGCGAGGCTTCACACTGGAAGTTGGCGCGGCGCTGGCCGGATGGATGCCCGGCGATCTACCACTTCGACGCCAATTCCGGCGGCGGAGCCGAACAGCTGGCCGACCGTATTAACGCCGCGATCGCGCAGGCCAAACAGCTTGCACTAGGCAACGCCGCCGTGTGCGTCGAGGAGTGGGACACTGGGCGCAACGTCTATCTGTCCACCATTTTCGAAGAAAGGAAGGGCTGACATGCATCCCGAATTCGCCACCGTCGTCACCCACTACGGCGAAACCCGCGACGAGAAGGCACGCCGCCTGGGAACCCACCCAACCTGCTGGGAGTACCGCGACACGCCGCTGTGCGGCAACGGCAGCTACCACGCCAAGACCGCCCGCAGGGTCAAGCTTGTCGACTGTGCGGCGTGCCTGGAGAAGCTGAAAGGAGACTGACATGCCCGCCCGCAAAATCACCATTGTCGCCCGCGGCGACACCGAAAAAGCGCTCGACGAAGCTATCGAAGAAGCGATGATCCGTATCGAAGCCGGCAATCTGTCCGGCATGGATTTCAACGCCGAGAGCTCGTTCTATTTCAATTCGACCGACGACGTACCGCCGGAAGAAATGCCGCGATAAGGACCTGTACCATGACCGAACCTGAAACCCTCAAGCAGCAACACGAAGCCTACATCGCCAAGTGCCGCGCTCGCGGTGACCATCTCCTCTCGTACACCGCGCCCTGCTGTGGTGGCGTGATCGAGACCCGCGCGCCGGCGCCGGGCGAGCGGCAGTGGGACACGCTGGCGACTTGCGTGCACTGCGGCGAGATGCACATGAAGGTCGTGACGCACACCAAAGCGAAAGGACTGATGCCGTGACCCGAGAAGAGCAAAAGAAGTACATCGAGGACTGCCTCGAATCGCAGCGTCGCTACCTGATGGAGCGGATCGCCCGCGTCCCGGAGAACTGGGACGGCATCGAGCTGCGCAACTGGTTCGTCGATGCGGCTGTCGACGGCTACCGCTTCAAGATGGACCGCAAGCGTGCCAAGGACTACCGCAACGACATCATCGTCAACAACCTGTGAGGCCACCATGCCCTTCAACAAAGCCCAGCAAATCGTCCTCGCCACCTACGCCCAAGGCGAGTTCGCCGGCATCACCACGATGGAAGAAGTGAAGAACGCCGGCGACAGTCTGTTCCGCTTCCTGATGAGCGAAATGTCCGACGGCGAGGATTGCACGGACCTGGAGACCGCGCACGCCCGCATCAACACTGCTTTCCGTGAGGTGCAGGACGTGCGCGACGCCATCGAGCAGGCCTACGTCGAGGAAGACACTCCCGGTGAACTCACTCCGCAAGAGAAGGCCTGGTGCGAGGGCAAGACCGACGAACCTCTTGTGTACAAGGCCAGCAAATGAAGCCCTACACTGTCGTCCTGCGCCGCGGCGCAGTGTTCCGCGACCTGCCTGACTACGAGCCCTGCGACTCGTACACGGCGATCGTCACAGGCAGCACGTACCGTGAAGCTGTGCAGGCTGCCAAGGCTGAAGCGCTGGCGATCGACCGCAAGAACTTCGCCGAGGCGCTTGACGAGCAGGGTGTCGAGCTGACCACCGACGACTACCTGTTCCTCGTCCTGTTCGAAGGTCACCTCGAGCCGAAGCTGTTCGGCTGGCAGGTGTTTTAAGGAGATCCTGCAATGCAACGCAAAGACGCCATCCGCCTGATCCAGCAAGCCTACCGAGCGCTGCCCGACAACATCCGGCCCAGCCTCGGGCGCCCGGTGATGCACCAGCACCTGTACACCCTTGCGCTGGCCAGCGAAAAGGAGCACCGGCGCTTCATCGAAGTGCCGACGCCGGCCGACTTCACGGCCAACACCGCCGCCAAGTTCTTCGTCGTGAAGAGCCTGGCCAACCCGAAGAACCGCGACTATGTGGTGACCGACCTGCTGCGCTACCGTGAGGTCGTGCTGTGGGCCGCGGCCTACGCCCTCGAGTACGAGGCCGAAATCGCAGCCGCGTGGAACAACGCCGGCGTGGCCTGGGCGAACCTGCAGGACATCGACTACGCCAAGCTGCTGGCAGGGGAAGACGATGTCTAGTCGCTTCGACGCGCGCTACCACAACCTGTTCTGCGACTGCACTGCATGCAGGCTGCTGTGGGCTGAGCAGGAAGCCTACGACGGCGCGCCGCAAGGTGACGCCGAGACCATCAATTTCGAGGACGAGAAGGAGCGCGATCGCGACCTCGGCGAACCGCTGGGAGCTGACCAATGATCATCGACGACGAACTGAGGGCCTGCGCCGACGTGGCGCTGCGCAATGCCTACTACCACGAGCTGCAAGCACTGGTCGCCAAGTACCGCGCGGCCGCGGCCGGTCTCGGCTCCGACATGGAGACCGGCCAGGCGCAGGTCGAGATCCACACCTGGGGCGAGGACGGGCACGGCAAGCTGGTCGAGCATGACCTGCTGCAGATCACCACTGAATCCCCTGGCGGTGTGTTGCAGTGGCCTCACGACTCGATGCTCGAAGCCTTGCAGGACGAGAGCGCCGATAGGCTCTGCCTGAACAGCAAAATAGTACTCATCAAGGTGGACGACGAATGGTGCGTCGCACCAGACGAGGAGAGCTGATGGAAGACACTGGAACCGCGCGCCAGGTACTCGCGCGACGCCGTCACACCGGCGACTGGACCGAAGAGGAAGTGCTTGCCCAAGCGCGCCGCGCCGACTTCATCGTCCACAAGTACCGGGACCGCCACGAGAAGCTGCGCAAGCTGACGCGGCGGATGTGCAAGGAGGGCAAGCTCGAAATGGTGCTCTTCGATGGCAAGCAGTTTTACTACAGGACCCCGAAATGAAAACCCATACCCACACCTACACCCACACCAGCACCACCTACACCATCCCCGACCTTGACATCGAAGTCGAGCTGCCCTTCACGCCCGACCTCATCATGGAGTACAAGGAGCCGCTCGTTCGCATCACCGACGACAAGATCATCCTAGGCTACTTGGCGCACGCCTCCGATTGCGCGAACCCGTGCGAGGACGACAATTACATGGGCCACATCTACGACTGCCGGCGGCACAGCCGCACGCTGAAAGACTATGAACGCGCGCTGGGACTGGGGGATTTCGACGGCGAGCCGCGCAACCCCTACGCCGTCCTGCTCGACGTCTACGAGCACGGCGGTATCAGCTACAGCCTGTCCGGCCAAGGCGCGCAGTGCCAGTTCGACACGGCACGCGGCGGCGCCGTGTGGGTGCCGAGCGAAGAGCTGAAGAAGGAGTTGGACCTGACAGTTGCTGACGCGGCGCAGGTCCGCGCCCGCGAACTCGCCGCCCAAGCCGCCAAGACCTACACCGACTGGTGCAACGGCAACTGCTACGGCGTGGTCGTCGTCACCTACGACAAGGAGGGCACCGAGATCGACCACGACAGCTGCTGGGGCTATATCGGCACCGACTGTGCCTACGAATCGCTGCAAGACCTATTCCCGAAGGAGGGCTGATATGCCAACTGAGACCCGTACGAATGCGCCGGAAGAAGATGACAACTGGCTCGAGGCCTGCGAGGCCGAACACCCTGCACTGTACGCAGAACTGCGCAGCTTGATTGAACGCTACGGCCTGCAAGGCGTGCAGGACGCCCTGGACAACCTGGAGAGCTCATGACCATCACCACCGAAGAATCCAAGCTGCTCGAGCAGCGCACCGACCTGACTTCCGCCGAGAGCTGGGTGCTCAAGGACACTTTGAGCGATCTGCGGGTCAACGCCAGCGTCTACGAAATCCGCCTGGCCAACGACGACCGCGCCGCCCGCTTCGAGGCTGCCCTGATCCGTTTCATCCTGGAGTCCCGCTAATGAAACCCTCTTCCCAAATCCAACTCGAAGCCCTGCTGCACGAGATCCACGACATCGCCCTGCAGGTCGGCCTCATCGACAAGCCGCAGCCCCTTTCCGGCATGCAGATCCTGGGCATCCTGCTGCGTCTGCGCGACCGCGCCATGCCGGTCAACGTCGACCGCGTGACCGAGCAGATGCTGGCCGCCGCGGCCAACGAATCGGACCTCGACCGCGCACTGTATCCGCTCCAGTGCGCCGCCGGCATCGACTCGGGCGACGTGGCCGGCGTGCACTTCTCCGGGCCGCGCGGCGAGATCTGGCCGAAAGCACCTGTTGACGCTCGCCTTGCGATGCTGCGCGACTACCTCGAAACCGAGCGCTCGATGAACCGTCCCGAACCTGCTGAAGGAGCCTGAAAATGTCCCGCGCCTACCGCACCTATCGCACCTTCAAGGGACGCGAAGTCCTGGTGTTCAAGACCGACCGCACCTACAGCCCCAAGGGCCAGCGCATTGCTGCTGCCGAGATTCCGGACGGTCGTGTGATGTTCGCCGACGTCGACCGCGGCATCGACGGCATCACCACCATTACGCGGCACCGCGCCGACACGCTCGACGAGCACGTCATGTGGTGCTACGACCGCGGCCACTACCTGTCGGGCGTCGACCTGCAGCGTCACGATGTCGTCGAGCAGGGCGAGCTGATGGCCGAGCTGATACGTCTGGCGGAGGAGCTATGACGGAGATCGAAGTGATTCTGCCCGTCGGGCTGGTACCGCTGCACAGCACCGTCTGCAAGGTCGGCGGCACGAAGCTCTACAAGGTGTACGACAAGCTCGTGATCCACGGTACCGATCAGGTGTTCGAAGGCAGCGGTGCTCGCATCCTGCTGGGCGACTCCAACCACGTGATCTACCTCGCCAGCAGCGAGAAGGTGAAGTGGACGGTCACCCTTGAAGAGCTGCACCAGTGGACTTTCGAGCAGCTGAACCAGTCAGACAAATAAGGACAGCCCATGACCCTCAAAGTCTCCATCCTCCAAGGCGCGAATCGCTACGTGCGCATCACCAACGACACCATCGACCTCGACGTACTGCTTGCCCCCGGCAAGCGTGATTGCGACGCGCTGCGCGAAGAGGCCACCAGGCTGCGCACCGAGTCGTACCGCCTGCAGCGCCGCGCCATGCTGTGCGAGGACGCGGCGCTGGTTCTCGAAGGCCGCGAGAAAGATTAACCCGCCCAAGGAGTAACCCATGCAAACCTTCAGCTTCATCGTCACCGTGCAGGCGCCGGACCTGCAAACTGCGGTCAATCTCCACAGCGATGCGCGCTCCGAGCTGTCCTGCGCCGACAATGTCGAAGTCAGCGTCGGCCAGCTGCTCCACTTCGACGCCCAGAACGTGATCGACGAGCTGGCCGGCGAGCTGACCGCCCTGGGCTTCGGCGACCCATCCGCTGACATCAGCGGCGAGGACGTGTACGACATCATCAGCGACTGCTTCACCGAGCTGTCGCTGATGTCCAGCGAAGACCACAGCACGCAGGTATGAGCGACCGCCCGACACAGCGCGACCAATCGCCCATGTACCGCCAGCCTGGGAGAATCAAGCACCAGTCCCTGACCTGGCACCTTGCCAAATTGGAGGTAGGCCAGGTACACCTCATCGAGGTCAAGGACTCGGCTGAGTACAGGGGCATCTACAACCGCACCGGTATGTCCCGCAATGCCAAGGCCTTGCAGGGCCGCCAGTTCAGCTGCCAGCTGCTGCACTGCGAATCGATGCACGACCCATCCACCACTTACCTGATTGCCCGCATCGAGCGGCTGCAGGACAAGGAGAACACATGACCCACACCATTACCATCACCCTCAAGGGCGCGACCGATGAGCAGGCCGCGCTGATCCACGAATCGCTGCTGGACGAGGCCAAATACACCGACTCGCCACTGAACTGGGTCGGCGTGCAGTGGGAGCTCGGGCCGGTCGTGAATGAGCCCGAGCGCGCCGCCAGCACCAGGCAGGAACAGCTCGTCGTGGTGCGCGCCGAACTGGCTTTCGCCATGCCTGCTGGCGGGCCACTCGACGCTGTGTACGACACGGCCAACTGTGCCCTGATCCCGCTGCAGCGCATGTATGGCGGTACATGCGACCTGATCGACTACGCCTTCAACGGCGCCGCGGTGTCGGAAACGCCGGTCGAGCCGTACGACAAGGACGAAGGGTTTAAGAGCCCATTCCCACCGCTTGCAGAGGGCGCCGAAGATGCTACCCTCGCCGCCCTGCTGGCTACCCGCAACTGCCTGGCTGACTGGGTCGAGATCGCGGAGGAGGAAGACCGGCGCAGCGCGGACGACGTAGCCCTTGCGCAGGCCGACAAGCTGCTGATCGCGGCCGGCCTGCTGGACGAGAACGGGCAGCCGGCAGGCATGCCGCACCTGCATTGCGCTTCCGGCCCCCAGGAACCCAGCCATGGATAGCGGCGCCCAGGAGACCCTGCTGCTCAAGTGCGACGAGGCAGTGAGGCTCGTTAAACGCATTCCGGCCGGGTCGAAAATCTACCTGCACGTGTGGCTCGATCTGCCGATTGAGGGCGAGCCGGACAAGCTGATTCCTTGTGGCGGCAGCACGTCGGTCGAGCTCAGCCGCAAGGAGGCCTTGCGCGTCGTGCAGGAGCTGCTCACGCCCCTGATGGAAGAGCGCGGCGCCCGGGTCCGAATCGCCGTGCACCCCTGCCACAACTACATCGCTTACTGGATCGGATAAACCATGAGCCCTCAACTCTACAAAGACAAGGACGGCCGCCTCGTCCAGATCGATCACGAGGACGAAACTGCCGTCTACTTTTACCCGCAAGGTGGCGGCATGATGCATAGCTGCACGAAGGAGCACTTCTACTCCACCTTCACCCCGATCGACCGGCCCGAGCTCCGCAGGGGGCTGGTCACAGCCGACTTCTTGCAGGGCGAGGACGGCCGCGAGGTACGCCTGCAATGCTGGTCCGACGGCATGGCTTGGAACGGCTGGGGCATGCCCTACTTCCCGCGCGATTCGGTCGATAAGCTGATCGAGCTGTTGGATGCGGACCCGCATATCCCGAAGATCCGCTGGGCCGACAACGGCGAGGACGTCATTTACCACGACGGCGAGGAAGATGCAGACGGCAATTCGGTACCCACCGTGATGTCGCCGCACGTGATGCCCGACGGTACCTGGGCCTGGCCGATCGGCGCCGGCAGCTGGTGCTACGACTCGGTCATGTTCCCCGAAGGGTGCACACCGGAGGTGCTGGAGAAGGAATGGGGCCATGCTGGTCGCGGCGGCGAGTACCCTGCGCTGGGTCGTAGCGCGTGGCGCGGTGCTGTGATCATCGAAGACACGATCCTGGGTTACTGGGCCTGGGTGAGTCACCAGCTGCTGGAGGAAATGGCATGACCGATCCTGCACAAGCAGCCCGTAACGAGCTGGCCGACCTTGCCATCCGCGTCAAGCAGATGCAGTACGACCTGGGTAACCCCAACCTGCGCGGCAGCGCGACAGATCGCCTGCAGTGGGCGCAGGCGATCCGCGCCGGCGCCGACCGCCTGTGGAAGCACATCTACGATATGGATAAGCCATGAAACTTTCTAAAGTTAATTGCTCACGTGGCGCGCCGATGGGCCGCCGTGCCGTTCACGCCTACGGCACCGCGCCCGACTTCGAGCTCGAGCGCTGCCCGCTGGATGCCGGCTACGACGCCGGTGGAGCCTACTGGGGCGCGCCCGACAATCTGTGGTGCGCCGAGGGCATGCTCGACGGCGAGGTGGTGGTCCACTACTTCGTGCGCGCCGACGACCGCGCGGCCGCCATGGCCGCCGTGCTGGCGGACTACCCGGGTGCCACCTTCCAGTACGAGACCGGCGCGCTGATCGAGCAGATGGTCGAGCACCTGCAGGAATACCGCGACCGCTGCCGCGCGTACGACCCGCAGGAAGATTTGTGCGATGTGGAGAGCGAGATCGAGGCGCTGCAGCAGGACCTTGACGACATTGAGCGTGACCGTAAGGCCTGCGAGAGCGGCATGCACTCCTGGGTCGGCGAGATCGGCAAGCTGCCGGGCGATACGCCGTGCTCGCACTGCGGCACGCTGTATGGCAACCCGGACTGACAAGGAGAAGCCAATGATCAACCCCGTAACCGGCGAGCCCTTCACCACCGCCGACATCGACCGCATCCTCGGCTTGGCCGACCAGTTCATGGAGGACTGGGAGCAGAGCGAGCCTAGCGACCTTGAATGCAAGGAGCGCCGCCGCGAGTGGGACGCACTGCGGCCGCAGCTGCTGCAGCTGGCTGACCTGCTTGCGCTGCGCGGCGCTGTTGGGCAGTTCATCCGGCTGGGCGCAATCAGCCAACAGGACTACAACACGCTGCTTGCAGCTTTCGACAAGGTGAAACAGCCATGAGCATCGAACAATTTCTGCCCCCGGACCCGGAAGGGATGAACAACGAGCGCGCCGACTGGGCCGGTGCTGCGCTGCGCCACTTCGAGTGCACGACAGGCACCGACGAAACCGGGGCGCTGGCCGACCTGCTGTGCAACCTCCTGCACTGGTGCGATCGCGAAGGCTTTAGTTTCGACAAGGAGCTGGAGTGCGCCCGCGACTCGTACGCCGAAGAGACGGTACAGCGCGGCACGGCCGGCGCAGCGTACGAGGCGGCGGCCGAGAAGGCGGCGCGCGCCGCCGGTTTCGGGACGGCTTATGGTAACCCGTGGCTGATCTCGATGGGCGGCGCGGCCGGCCGGGACGTCGAGTACTTCCGCACCTGGGCGGCCTGCTGCCACGAGAACGGTATCGAGGTGACGCCGTGATCCGACGCCCCTTCCCTGTTATCGACCCGATCGTCGCCGCAACCGCTCTGCAGCTGCTGATCAGAGAATCGCGCCGCCGTCGCAACCCGCCCCCGCCGACGCCCGAGCAGCTCGAGCGACTGCGCCGAGAAGCCGAGCGCGACGCCTGGAATCAACAAGTGGAGGCGCGCCGCGCCGCCAAGAAAGAGAGGAAGCAGAAATGAAAACTGTCCACAGATATGAGCTCTGCGATGTTGTGCAGATGCCGCAGGGTGCTGCAATCCTGCACGTCGCTTTCTGGAACGCTCAGCTCAGCATCTGGGTGTTGGTCGACACTGATGGACCCGTCGTCGATTATCGCTTCCGTATTCTCGGTGACGACCAGGACCTGTCGTCGTTCAGGTTCGAGGCGCTGGGCGAACACAGGGCAGTACTGCGACATCTCGCGACTGTGCAAAGCAATTTCCAGATGTGGCACGTTTTCGAAGAAAGGTGGATCGCATGAACTACGACGTCAACACCATCACCGTCGGCGATCTGCGCCGTCGCCTGGCCGAGCTGAACGACGCCGGCCGCAACGTGCCGCCGCCCAAGGAGGAGCCGCAGGACACGCGCGAGCACATCGCCTGGTGCGAAGCGTGTGACGAATTCGAAGAGCTCAAGCAGCTTGAGACGGCAATGCTGTACTGCGACCACTGCGGTGATCGCGGCGTCCTCGTCAACGAGGACTACTGGACCCAGTACTGCGAGATCAAGTGCTACAACGAGGGCTTGGTGCAGGCGGACAGCGTCGTGGCCGTCTTCACCGACTGGGAGAAGGTGGCCGATCGGATCAGGCAGGGCGAGGCCTGGCAGGAGGTCGGCCCGATCGACAGCCAGACGTTCCTGGTGCGGAGCTGATCATGCCAATGCTGACCAACGCCCACGTCTGGGCAGGTTACACCGACCCGGGGGCGCACGTGCCCTGGGCGCCGTGTACTTCCAAGCCCAGTAACCCTGATGACTTCTCGCGGCGCGGCACCGAAGTGCTTGACGCGCAGGGCCTCTGGATGGCCACCTTTCGTAACTGGGAAGACGCCGCACGCTACAAGGCCTGGGCCAAAGAGCTTGACAAGAAGGTGAAGGTTGCCCGCAAGGAGGCTCACGAGAATTCGGCGATCAGCACCGGCGATGACGACCGTTGTTTCTGCCGGGTGTGCTGGAAGTATTTCGGCACGTCAGGTATTGGCCAGCACACTCGCGCCAAGCACGGTATCGGCCTGATGAAGATGCTGGATCTGCCGGTGCCGACCGAGCGCCATTACCGCGAGTTCAGGCAGGGCAGGCGCAAGGTAGGAGACCTCTCATGACCGATGACCAATTCGACCACCTCATGGCCCACGCCGATGTGGCGCGCCGCGCGGACGAGAACATTCGCCAGTTCCAGAAGATGCTGGCCGGCCGCTACCTGAGCGACCTGGGCGTGCGCTACGCCGAGGACATGGTCCGCGTGCAGCGCCAGGTGCGCAACGAGAACCTGACGCGCATGCACGCGTTGCTGCAGACCGAACTTTAAGGAGAACCGATGGACAAGATCACCCAAATCACCAAGTACCGCACCACCGACGGCGTCGAACATTCCACCCGCGAGGCCGCGGAGCAGCACCAGTTCGTGGTCGACCTGACTTGCGAGATGGACAAGGATCTCGACTTCCGTGACTGCCATGGCGCCAGGGACGTGGCAGCCTGGCTGGCCACCCGCTACACCCTCACGCCCAAGAAATAATTCCCAGCAGCTATTGCTGTCAACCTGGAAAAGTGTGACAATGCCCGTATCAGGGCGTTGTTGTTCCATAACCACGTCCTTTAATAAGGAAACAAGATGAACATGGCCGACATCCCTACCAAGCGCGTCTATGACGGCTGGACCTGCGACCACGACGAGTCGCGCCCGCCCAAGCGGCGCTGGCGCGCCACGAAGAACACCCGCTTCGGTACCTATGAGCTCTTCAGCTCGAGCGAGTCGGGCCTGCGCATCAAGATCGAAGCGAAGAACGAAGAAATGATGGAAGGGGCACACGCATGAACTGCAACTGCATATCTGCCACCGAGAAGAAGCTCGCCGACTACATGAAGCCGCAGGCCGGCGACGATGCCAAGGCTACCTGCGAGGCGACGGTCTTCCAGCTCACCCAGACCATGCGCCTGATGATCCGGATTCCCTTTCGTGTCAGGGGCAGCAAGAAGGGCTTCACCAGCGAGAAGGGCAAGGAGGTGCCGTTCACGGCCGCCTTCTGCCCGTTCTGCGGCCGCGATGCGCGCGAGGGACGCTACACGGTCGGCCAGGACGAAGGGCTGGACGCGGCGTTCGGCAGGGAGGTGTCCCATGGCTAAGTGGAAAGCAACCATGCCGCGCGAGGAGCCGGACGAAGGCAAGCGCCACGTTGTCGTGTCCGTCAAGGGTGGTCCGCACCGCAGCGAGATGACCGGCCAGCTGCCGGCAGAGCTTGCCGCCAGCTTGATGTATCGCGCCAGCTATCACAAGGACGGCATGCGCCGCATCGTGTGCGCGGCCAACCGCTACCTCGGCAAGGTCGTGCTGGGTGCGCGCCACTTCGATGAACGGATGGTCGAGCAGATTCGCGACCTTGGCCTCAAGGGGCGCGAGTGCGAGCAGGGCTTCATCGACCAGTACGGTGTGTTCATGACACGCAAGCAGGCCTGGCCGGTGGCGCTGGTCGCGGGCCAGATCATTCGTCGCGTAGGCGGCGACGACGCCGACGGCGGCACGCTGTATTCCGAGAACCTTTACTAGGGGCTGACAATGACCGAGAAACTCATCAACGTACACCGCCAGGTGAGCACCGCGCTGGAAGGCCTGTCCAAGCTGTTCGAGGCAGGCATAAAGCTGACGTTCATCGCTCGCATGCCCGGGCAGCCTGAGCAGGAAGTCGTGATCACCGACGACAGCATGGCCGGTATTTTCGGCGTCGTGCATCGCCGCGCCGAGGCAGAAGGCAAGCCGCTGCCCAACCCGCTCACTTTCGATGCCCTGCGCGACGCCAACAGGCGGCGCCTGCCGCAGTTCAGGAATGCCCGCGGTGAGCGTGCCCACAGCCAGCCGGACGGCTCCGACTGGTGCCCTGCGCAGTGGTTGCGCGCCCTGGTCGGCGAGCTGGGTGAGTACGCGGCCGTGCGCATCGCTTACGAGCGCGGCGAGCTGGCACACGGCGAGTACCACGTCCAGGCGGCCAAAGAATTGGCGGACGTGCAGTGCTACCTTGACCTGCTGGCGCAGCGTGCGTTCGACGAGGTGGAGCCGAGCCCTACCAATTCCGCGTCCAGTCTTCAGCTCTTGATTGCCCATCTCGGCGCCTACGCGAACGCTATAAAGAAGGTCGACCGCAACGAGCCCGGCCAGATCCTGCTTTTCGAAGTGGCTAGCAGCAATCTGACGGTAGCGGCAAGACTCCTGCGCGAGTTGCACCACACGATAGACAGCCCGTACCCCAAAGTCACCTACGCCCACCCGACCGGCGTGGACCTGGGCGCGTGCACGACCTTCAAGTTCAACGAGGTGTCGCGCCGCGTCGGCGCCGACGTGTTCCTGCCGGAGGCCTGACATGCAGCTGAACCAATTCATCTACAACTTCCTGGGCAACGTGCGCTGCACGAAGGCGTCGCGCCCAGACGTCGCCAAGTCCTTGGCCAGCGTGATCCTGCAGGGCCGCGCCCAGATCGACGAGCTGGCCGGCGTCGTGCCGCCGCGGCTGCCCAAGTCGCCGCCGGCCGGCGAGGCGGGCGAGCACAAGACGCTGTACGCTTACGTGCCCGGCAATTACGACGCGGCCGTGATCAAGCTGGAAGGCTTCACGCTCGTCTCCGACAACGACCTGGCGTACCTGAAGGCGAATGCGTTGCCGCCGCCGAAGCTAGAACCTTGCGAGTACACGGACGACGACCTGCGCGCGCTGCACGTGGCGATCGATGAGGCGGCCGGCAACCGTGGCCTGCACACCGACGACCTCATGCGCCTTGAAGAGTTCGACTGCAAGATCTCGCGCGCCCGCCGCGCCTTGGCCAAGCTGCGCGATCGAAAGAAGTTGATGGGCAAGGCGAAGAAGCAGCCGAAGCGGAAGGGGCCGCAGTGATGGCCACGCCCAAAACACCCTGGAATCCGTCTCGCACGGCGACCGCACGTGTCACCAATCCTCTGCCGGTACCGACTAGCTGCCCGTATTGCCGTGGCGAGGTGAAATGTGTATCCAACGCGGAAATCTACGGTACAGAGTACGGCGAGTGGCCGTGGGCTTACCGGTGTGAGCCATGCGACGCTTATGTAGGCCTGCACCCATTCACAGCCATACCCCTCGGCACCCTGGCAGATGTGCCGACCAGGGAAGCCCGCAAGGCGGCGAAGAGTGCCTTCAACCCGATCTGGCAGTGCGCGCAGCAGCAAGGGTACCGCAAGGCGCGCAGCGCTGCTTACGCATGGCTTGCGCAGCAACTCAAAATTGAAGCCGGCACCTGCCACGTAGGTTGGTTCGACGTAGCTACGTGCCAGCGAGTGCTGGAAATCTGTAGAACTGTTCGACCAAACACCATCCCCTGGGAGACCTGAAATGACCATCTACACCTATCTCGACCTGTCGACGGCGCACCTGATGCAGCGCACGACAGAGCTGTTGGAGCAGGTCGCCGACCACAAGCGGCACGATTCCGCGGGCGGCCAGCCGGTCGGCTGGCCCAGTATGACCATCTCGGCTTACGAGTACGGGTTCTTCATCACCGTGCCCGAGCACGGCGAGGACCTGGACCAGGTGCCGGAGGACCTGCGCACCGTGCTCAAGTACGCCCAGAAGATCGGCGTGTGCCTGCTGCGTTTCGACCGGGACGCTGACGAGCAATCCGACCTGCCGAGGTACGTATGGTAGACAGCCAGAAAGGGGCGGCCACCACGAAGCAGCCATGTGGCGGGAGGATCGTGCACTACGTTGCCCGAGCAGAAAGACGTGTCAATCGCTACTGCGAGAAGTGCGAACGCACATATCCGGACGGCTTTGAGGAACAGGCAACAACCTGTGTGTTACCTGCGGCCACCACGGAGCAGGCCGGGCTTGCCGTGTCGCTCGATGCGGTCCTGAACTGCTACTCACCCGACGACACAGTGACTGATTACCAAGACAAGATCCGTCAGCTCTACGCATCCACTGCGACCGACACGGCAAGCGCGAGCGAAGAATTGCTGCCGTGTCCGTTCTGCGGATGCCACGGAATCAAATTCAGCACCGATCCTGTTCATTATCATAGACACACCATCAAGTGCGAAGACTGCCCCGGTCGAGCCGAGTTCTTCTCGTCTACGCGGGAGCAGGCCGTCGAAGCATGGAACCGCCGTACCGCCCCAGCACCGCAAGCGACCACCACCGAGCAGGCCGGGGCTGTCGGGTTCCCGCAGCGCATGAAGTATGGAGCGCCCCATAGCGCCGGATACGTGGACGGCTTCAATGCGTGCTTACAATTGTGCCAGCTCGCATCCCCTGCGGCCACCACGGCAAGCGCGAGCGGGGAGCAGGGCCGCAGGGCGTTGGAACTGGCGAATGCCGCATTGATTGCCGCCCAACCTCGCGATATCACGCCGAAGGGATGGGAACGCCACGAAGCCGCGATCAATGCTACGGCTTGCGCGCTGTACAAACCTACTGGCCGCGCCCCGGCAAGCGCGAGCTGGCTGGACGAACTACCAGACAATCCAGACTCTATCGCCAACGTGCTGCCGAACCGCGCTCCAGCACCCAGCCGTGAGGCTGCTGTACCGCAGATCAAGACGTGGCAGGAGCGGAAAGCGGACTACGAAGGCTCGATGTGGCAGACGACCGAGCGTACGCACATGCTGGCCGAGATTGACGACCTGCGCGCCGCCCTCATCGCCACGGGAGCGAACCTACACACGGCAGTTCGAGAAGCGTGGCGGGCCAACGCGAAGGCTTCTGCCCTTGCTGGCCGTGAGGCTGCACCGCTGGATGAGCGGGCGCTGTTTGAGGCGCACATGCGCGAGCAAGGCGCAACCGACGATGACCTGAAAAAGCCTTACGGTCGGTATTTCTGGGAAAAGGCTGCCGACGCATGGAGCATTTGGCAGGCTCGCGCCGCACTCGCCCAACCGGCAGCGCCTGTAGTGGACGCCAAAGATCGCCGCATCCAGTTCCTCGAAGGACTACTCAAGGAGTACGGCCCGAAGTCGCTGCAATACGACATCGAGCACCCGAATGATGGGCTCAATGCGGCAGAGCCTGTAGACGCATTGGCGTCAGACAATGCGGCAACACCCGTTCCGTCTGCTGGGGTGTTGCCGCCGCTGCCGGAGCCTGTCGATGAAGTCGTCTTTTACGACTTCGGTAAATCGATTGACTCCAAGCCTGCTGCCAAAGATTACTTCACGCCAGAGCAATACCGCCAAGGACAGCGCGAAGCCATCGCCGCCGCTCGCAGCGCACCAGTGGGGGCTGAATGGAAGAAGCCGATGCGCGACCTGGTGCGCGTGCTGCGTGGCGTCGAATGTGGTGACGACAGCCAATGGCAGTTCATCGCCAATGTGTGCGCGAATGCCGAAGAACTGCTCGCCGTCACATCACACAGAAGCGCACCAGTGAGTGTGATCCGTGAGGGCGCATGGAGTTGGGATGAGCGTGCTGCCGCCGCTGAAGCATTCATCAGGCCATACGCCGACCCTAAAGGTGAGTACCTTCAGGGCGACTATTCCGTGCAGCCCTTGGTGCGCCGGTTGGCAGCCGCGATTCTGGAATGGCAGCAGGACGTACTAAAGCACGTGCCAGAAGGAGCTTGTGGTATAGCCGCCCCAATTCCACCGGCTGCCGAGCAGAGCGCGGCAGAATTTAACGGTGAAGTATTAGGGCGGGTTACAACCTACCTTAGCCAATTCTCCGAGTTCCAGCCGGTGGGTGACGATAGCCTCGAGCAGACTTTCCGCAATATTGTGGAGTGTATCGAACGCCTGCGCTCCACCTCATCGCACCCCGAGACAGCAGGAGGAAGTATCGCCGACTTGGCACGCAAGGCTGGATTCACTGTTGATCCTGATGGAACAATCGTTATCGAGCACCGCGAAGGCATCTGCACGGCCGAAGTCAAGGCGCTCATCGCCGCCGCTCGCAGCGCACCAGAGGTGCCGGAAGGGTGGCTCAAGGCGCTGCATGCCGCAGTCGGCGCGATCTACTTCGACGACAACGGCGACTACAAAACTGCGCTGTGGGACGTTGTGCGAAACCTCGCCCCGGAACTGGTGGAAGAACTGGAAGCCAATCCGAGCGCAGTTTGGCACCGGACCGATCCGACCAATCGCATCCTGTACCGGTGTCCTGCCGCCGCCCCATCGCACCCCGAGTCAACCAACAAGGAGCCCAAATGAGCATCGCCTACCTCAAACCAGTTGCGCACACTGAGGTCACCAAGACCACTACCCGATTTCGCGCTGCCTATTCGATCACTGACGAGCACGGCGTGCCGCTGACCGGCACCGCCGTCTACGTCAAGCTGGCCGAGGCGCGCAGCGCCGCCAAGGCACTGGACCTGACCCTGCTCGAGCCGCCGATGACCCCGCGGCACCTGGAAGCCCTGCTTGCCTACCGCAAGCACTACGGCGCCCAGTGGAAGAAGCACCTGCGCACGGCCTGGCTGCGCGCCTGCGAAGGCCTGCCGGCCGATCTGCGCACCTTCAGCGGCCTGCTGCAGCAGCTGCGCAACGACCTGGGGCCGCAGTGGCTCCTTAACTTCACTCTCCCGGAGGCCTGATGGCTAAACGAAAACCGCGACTCGACGCCTCGACGATCGAGAGCCTGGAACAGCTGCTGCAGCAGGCATCACCTTCCAACCTGCAGGCCGCGCCCTCGCTGTCCAAGGGTGTGACCTACCTCGCCGAGCTGATTGCGCACTACCGCGACCCGGACAACGCGGCGCGGCGCCAGGATGAGGTGCGCAGGGTGCAGGCGCGCCGGCAGGAGGCGCGCCATGGCTGAACCAACACTACGCTGGGCCGTAAAGGTCAACAAGGTGACCGCCAAGGAGGTGCGGGAGTACGCCGCAAGGAACTCCGTCTCCCAGATGACCGCCAAGCACCTGATGCAGGCCCGCAAGCAGCCTGTGCTCCAGCAGAACATCAACGGCATTTGGGTCGACGTGCCAACCGTGGAGGTGCCCCATGGCTGACACCTACACCATCAAACTATGCTACGGAAAGTACACCGTCATCAACGAGTACTGCAAGCCGCTGCAGTTCTTGCGTCTTGGCGAGCCGTGGCCGGCGGCTGAAGAATCGTTCGCCTACTCCAACGTGGTCAAGGCCATGGCCGACCGTATCCAGGAGCTGGAGGAGGCGATCGCCGACGCGGTCTACGGCGCGCGCCTCGACCCGCTCAACCTGGGCTTCGACAGCAACCTGCGGGAGCTTGCGCACCACCTGCCTGCGGGCTGGAAGAAGGATCGGTTAAACGAGATCGATCGCAAGCTGCGTGCCGTCGCTCCGGAGCAGAAATGATCCTGCCGCGCGACCTTACCAACCCGCCGCCCGACACGTGCGGCGAAGTCTGGGAATACCAACAACAATCGGAGAAAACATGCCCAAGCCCTTTCAAACACCGGTGCGTATCGCGCACACCACGCTCAACAGTGCCCGAGACCTTGTGGGCGCTGACGAGATCTTGATCGCCGAACTTGACATCGTAGGCGACGAGGAGCTCGACGAGATCGTCAAGCGCATCAACCTGCACGACGAGCTGGTGGCCGTTGTCGGCGCGCTGTTGGGCGACATCGACTACACTGCACACGCCTGCAGCCTCACCGCCCCTGTAGGCGCGGCGCTGAACCCGGCCACGCTGGAACGCGCTCAGAAGGTGTATAAGCAGGCGACAGGTGTTGCATGACCGCGCCCGTCCACCTCACCCGCTCCTCGTCCAACGCCAAGACCGGCCCGATCCCGGTTTCCACCTCCAGCCAGACCACCTGCCCGACCAGCTGCAAGCTCAAGGGCAACGGCTGCTACGCCGAGAACGCGCCACTGCTGTTCCACTGGCGCCGCGTGACGCGCGGCGAGGACGTGCCGACCTGGGAACAGTTCCTCGACTCGATCCGCAAGCTGCCTGACGGCCAGCTGTGGCGCCACAACCAGGCCGGCGACCTGCAGGGCAAGGACAACGTGATCGACGCGAAGGCGCTGCGCCAGCTGGTGGAAGCCAACACCGGCCGCCGCGGCTTCACCTACACGCACTATCCGGCCACGAAGGAGAACATCCGCGCGCTGCGGCATGCGAACAAAAACGGCTTCACGGTGAACCTGTCCGCTGATACGCTTGCGCAAGCTGATGAGCTCGTCAAGCTGGGGCTGCCAGTGGTGGCGATCGTGCCGCCTGGCCACCGCAACTGGAAGACGCCTGCTGGCCATCGCATCACGATGTGCCCTGCACAGCTGCTGGATTACGTGACCTGCGCGGTGTGCGGCCTGTGCCAGAAACCCAAGCGTCACGCGATCGTGGCATTCGAGGCACATGGCGCGCGGGCCAAGACTGTGATGAAAACTTTCCAATTAAAGCTGGAGATCTGAAATGCGGCAGAAAACATCCTTGGTAATCTGCGTGCTATGCACGGCAACGAACATCATCTGCATAGGGTTCAACCTTGCGCACAATAATGCGCAAGGTGTGGCTATCGCAGGTGCTGCGGCCTGCCTCACCGGTGCTGCAGCGTACTTGGTGGGGAGGAGATGATGGGGCCCTGCGCAAAACTGGTCGTACGCTGCACGATCATCACGCCTGACGGCCTGCGCTTCGTCGGCGAGAACTGGTGCGCCAATCCGCAGCAGGTCTGCCCGCGTGAACCGGGCGAAGGCTACGACAAGTGCAAGAGCATCTGCCAGCAGGCAGGGCACGCCGAGGAAGTCGCGCTGCAAAACGCCAGCGTGCTGGCCGCCGGCGCGCACGCCTACGTCGAAGGGCACGACCACGCCTGCCGCAGCTGCCAGGTCGCGCTGTTCGGTGCCGGCGTCAAGGCGCTGACGATCGGCGCGCCGCCGGCGGAGGGCTGACATGGACGCCAACATACCGAAGGCCCTGCTGGCCGGCAGCAGCGGTGTCCTGGCCGGCATCACCACCTGCCCACACGAGCATGACCCGGCCTTCGTGGCCACGGCGCTGATCTGCTTCCTGATCGGCGCCTGGGGCACTTGGTTCTGCTACCTGACTTCACCCATCCACAAGGACTGACATGGATATCCACCTTATCGCACACCTGCTCATATCGCAGGTTCCGTTTCTGATCATGTTCTGGTGCGGGCATTACTTCGGCCGCCGCTCGCGCGACACCGAGATCAGCGCGCTGAAGTTCGTGGCTGAAGCAGCCAAGGGCATGGCCATCAACAACGCGGCCATCGCCGACAAGGTGATCGCCGAGATCAGCAAGCGGGGCCAGGGGTGAACGTCCGGCGCTACAAGCCACAAGTCAACGCCTACTGCACGTACTGCAAGGAGGTCGGCGCCGAGAAGGTGAAGGCCTTCTGGTACCTGACGCACGACCACAGTAAGCGCGCCTGCGAGTCGCACAAGGCGAACCTTGCGGTGCAGCTGGAGGCTGACCAGCAGCGCGAGCAGCAGGACCCCAGCGAAGCGGATTACCAGACCTGGCACAAACTTTAACTTACAACTCCAAGATGAAACTAAAAGCTAGTGATCTTTTCGCCGGCCTCGGCGGATTTACCGAAGCTGCCATCGCTGCCGATATCGATGTGGTCTGGGCCGCGAACCACAGCCCCATCGCCGTCCAGTACCACAAACTGAACCACCCTGAGACGGAAGTCGTCTGCCAGGACCTGCAGCAGGCGAACTTTTACGAAGTACCCAAGCACGACATCCTGCTTGCCTCGCCGTGCTGCCAAGGGCATACTCCGGCGCGCGGCAAGGACCAGCCGCACCACGACAAGTCGCGCAGCACTGCCTGGGCCGTGCTGGCTTGCGCCGAGGCGCACCGCGAGGAAGCCATCGTGGTCGAGAACGTGAAGGAGTTCATGGACTGGACCTTGTACCCGGTCTGGAAGGACGGCCTGCACCGGCTCGGCTATAGCGTGGCCGAGCATGTGGTCGACGCTGCCGACTACGGCGTGCCGCAGCACCGCGTGCGCGCCATCATCGTGGCCACGAAGTCGAAGAACCCGCTGTACCTGGACCCGCCCAAGCAGCCGCACGTGCCGGCTCGTTCGTTCATCGAGTGGGATGACCACAAGTGGTTCGACATCGCCGACAAGGTGCAGGCCACGCAGGACCGCGCCGCCGCCGGCCGCGCGCGGTTCGGCGACACCTTCCTCATGCCATTCTACGGCAGCGGCAGCGGCAAGACCGGGCGCAGCCTGGACCGCCCGATCGGCACCATCACCACGCTGGATCGCTGGGCGCTGGTACGCGGCGACAAGATGCGGATCCTGCAGCCGTCCGAGAACCGGGCGGCGATGGGCATGCGCAGCACCTTGCTGCTGCCGAAGGTCAAGCGCGAGGCGGGCATCATGATTGGCAACGCCGTGTGCCCGCCGAAGATGACGGCATTTTTGAACGAATTGCAGAGGAGGGTGTGATGGAAGATGAGTATTTCGGAGAAGAGCCGGCACGTCGCCGGGTGGAGGTGAAGGGGCCTAATTTCCAGCAGGTGCCCAAGAACGCTGACTGGGTTCGCCGGTTCTTCGAACAGCCGGAGCCGAAGTGGCAGGTGTTGGAGTTCGACGTCGGTCCGGACGAGGACGGCGGACCCAGCGTGCGCATGATCACGCGCGATGCTCCGGTGACCGTCGTCAGCAAGGGCCGCACACCTGGCCTGTCGACGATGTCGGCTGCCGCAGCGGTATCCCCAGTCGTGTCGATGGCGCTGGCTGCCGCAGCGGAGCAGGAGATTAAGGGCGTTAGGGAGGTCCCGCGCACGTTGTCGCAGACGGAAGGTACGCCGAGAATCGTTATGACCGGCGGGCGCCGGACAGGGCGTGCTGCCGCCGAGAACAGGCTGCAAGCACTGCTTGCCCAGGCCGCGCTGGAAGAAGGCATGCTGATGATGCCGTCCGCGCTGACTGGGCCGCGCCGCACACTCATCAACGTCGCCGTGCGCAACGCGCTGCGGCAGTGGAGGTGAGTGTGAAGCGCCACGTCTACCGCATCGGCGACACGGTGCGCATCGTGAACCCGCGCTGGATCGAGCGTGTCGGCTACCCGCTCGTCTGGTACAACCTGCTCGAGGAGGTGCAGCGGGACCTGAAAGTCGGCCAGGCCTGGGACGTGCTCAATGGCCGGCCGCCGCGCGGCGCGCCGCCAGAAGTCAAGGGAGGCCTGTTCGGTGTGCTGCAGGCACGCGAGCCGACGCACGGCGTGCCGCGCTACTTCTTGCAGGCAGCCGCTAAGGCGCTGGTCGAGCAGCGCGGCTTCGGTGGCAACGAGCGCCAGATTTTTTACGTGCAAGACCTGCCAGAGAACTGCGGCCAGCGCCTGAAGCTTGAGGTGCTCGGCAAGCGTGTGGTGAAGACTGGTACCCGCTTCCCGGCGAGCTACCACCAGTATGACGACGGAGACGGAGAACCTGGCGGCCTGGATAACGAGAAGACGCACATCATCCTGCGTACGTCGTACGGCGAGATCGAAGCGTGCAATGTTGAACCCATAACTGGAGACCAAAAATGAAAGAACTACTCTGGCGCGCACTGGCGCGCTTCGTCGCCAAGCCACTCATCGCCGACTGGCTGATTCACCGTGCCCTGCAAACGCCGTACACCCACATCTGGAAGAACGGCGAGATCTACATGCAGCGCTTCTGGCTTTTCAACCCGTACCCTGGACCCGACAACGGCGGGCGCCGGCGCTGGGGCGACTGGCTGCCGTCGGTGCGACTGCATCGCATCCGGCTCGAAGACCAGGACCGCGACATGCATGACCATCCGTGGGACGCGCGTACCATCATCCTGCGCGGCTGGTATATCGAGGACCGGCTCGAGCCGGCCGAGCCGCGCCAGCTGGAAGCGCCGATCAAGCCGGGCGTTATCACGGCCGAGGGCGAGCACCTGCAGGTCAACACCTACCACCGGCAGGAGGGCGATACCGCGCCGCTCAACTTTGGCGAGTACCACCAGATCACGGCCATCATAACCGGCGGTGTCTGGACGATGTTCATCACGTGGAAATACCGCGGCACCTGGGGCTTCCTGGTCGACGGTGTGAAAGTGCCATGGAAGCAGTATTTGAACCGCGGCCGGCGTGCCGCTGACAAGGAGACCCATCATGCCCAAGTGGGAAGTTAAACTCGTCTTCACCTGCGGCAGCTACACCGCCATGGTGACCGCAGAAACCGGCCAGCGCGCGATAGAGCTTGCCACGATCTACGCGCGCATGGCCAAGCCGTCCGGCACCCATTTCGGCCGTCTTCTCGAGGCACCGAAAGCAACCCTGAAAGAAGAAAATGATAACGACAACCCAAAAAGAGACGCGGGCTAGCTTCTATGCCCGCAAGTACGGCGGCGGCTACCGCACCGCGCGCAGCGAGTTCAGGTGCGAGGTCACGCTGTGCCTGAACCGCATTACGCCTGGCGTGCGCTACTTCGACACGCAACAGGTGACGACCTGGCCCAAGACCTTGCGCATCTGCGCATGCTGCGCGGAGGGCGCACTCGCAACTCCCTGGCACGTCGGCTCGTAACCCACCTAACGGCAACACTCGTTGCCGTTCCTCAAAATATTCTTTGACACATCTGCAGAGTTTGTCTTACTCTGTGCCCTCCTATTCCCTGAAGGAAAATTCCTATGTTCAAGTCCGCCACCGTTTTCGAGATCCAGAAGCCTGCCGACTTCAAGGGCCTGGCCGAGAAGCTCGCCGCCTGCCCGTTCACCCCGGTCGGCAGCCTGCAGGCCGAATCGTTCGGCTTCGAGCCGGTCCACGAAGGCACGCTCACCTTCCGCAGCCACAACTGCGAGCTGTTCCGGTTCACCGTCGAGCAGAAGCGCATCCCGAAGTCGGCCATCAACGTCGAGCTGAAGGCGCGCTGCGCGGCGTTCGAGAAGGAGGCCGGCGTCCCGCCCGGCAAGAAGGCAAAGAAGGAGCTGCGCGAGCGTGTGGTCGACGACCTGCTGCCGCGGGCGCTGCCGTCGCGCCGCTCGGTGCTGGTGTGGGCCGATTACGACAGCAGCCGCCTGGTTATCGACTCGACCTCCAACACCACCATCGACCTGTTCTGGAAAGCCTTCTTCAAGTGCGTGCAGACGGACATCGGCACCACCGACAAATGGCTCGGCGCCAGGGTGCTGGGCGAGTGGCTGGACGACCTGGTGAATCTGCCGTCGACCTATTCGGTGGACGACGCCGTCAAGCTCGAATACCCGAACGGCGCGGTCGTCACGTTCAAGAAGGCCGACCTGGACACCGAGCGCGTGCGCGGGCACCTATCCAACGGCGCTAGCGTGGCGTCCCTGGCCATGACCTACGACAGCCGCCTGTCGTTCGTGGTCACGCCGGCACGCCAGATCCGTTCGATCAAGCCACTCGACGTGCTCAAGGAGCGTCAGGTAGAGAACGACCTGGACGCTTTCGAGAACGACTTTGTGCTGATGACGGGCGAGCTGCGCGCACTGTTCGATTCGTTCGCCGAGTGGGCATGATGGTCACGCTGCAGGAGCAGCGCCTGATGAAGGCGCTGCGCGATTATCAGCCGTTCTGGATGGGCGCGCCGTCGGCCTGGGTGTGGCGGGGCCCGAACGGGCCGCAAGGCCTTGGCATGCTGCCGAGGCCGCGCGACCTGAGGCAGGCGCACGTCGACGAGTCGCCATACCGCTGCTTCGGCCTCATTAACCTGCTGTGGCTGTCGATGGACATGCCGCGGCCGCCCACGCATTACGACGCCAGGCAGAACAGCCTGTACTGCATGCTGCTGATCTCGGCCGGTTCGATGCTGGTCGACGGGATGCCGCTCATCGAGCAGGCGTCGGCACTGACCCTGCACCAGTTTCACGACCTTGCCGCCACTGGCAAATTCTCAAGCAAGCAGGAGCACAACATCCTGCCGCTCTTGAAGCTGCTTGCGTTCCGGCGCCTGAAGGAGGAGGCATGAGCGACCTGTTCCCGATCGGCCAGCGCCGCACGCTGGAAGAAGTGCTGGCCACGCACGGCCCGCTGCCGTTCTACCGGCCGGACGGCACGTTGTCCGAGCTGAACGCGATGCAGAAGGAAGACATCGTCAGGCTGGCCGAGCTGGTGCGCGCGCTGGGCGACCTGCCGGTGGGCTATGGCAAGACGGCGATCCTGACCTGTGTGGCGCTGATGCTGGGCGCGCGCACCAATGTGATCCTGATGCCCCCGGTGCTGGTGCCACAGTGGGTGAAGTGGCTGAACAAGCTCAAGGGCATGGGGCAGGTGCTGGCGTACAGCGGCGGCCCTGCCAAGCGTCAGGCGCTGGACATCGGGGCGGCGCGCTGGCTGGTGATGAGCTACGGCGTGTTTAACAACGACATCGACCGCCTGCTCCGGCTGCCCGGGCCGCGCCTGATCGGTGTGGACGAGGTGCAGAACATCAAGGGCCGCGGCGTGCTGTACAAGAACGTGAACAAGTTCGCGCCGTACCCTGAGCCGTTCATCGGCATGTCCGGCACGATCATGAGCAAGCCCGACGACGGCTACGCCTATGTGAAGATGAACACGCCGACCGTGTACGCCACGCACCGCGTGTTCCGCGCGACCCACGTACTCGAGTACGACTTCTTCGACAACCCGGTGAAGTGGCACAACCTGGACCTGCTGGAGAAGAACCTTGACCTGGCGCGCGTACGCCGCACGAAGGCCGAGGTGCACGCCCACCTGCCGCAACCGGTGTACGTCCCGCTCGAATACGATCTGGCGCCGGCACACCTGCAGCTGTACCACCGGCTGATGGACGAGCAGCTGCTGGAGGTGGCTGACGGCAAGATCGACGCCACCACTGCGGGCAAGCTGTACACCTGCAGCCAGCAGATCATCGCCAACTGGGGCTACTTCTCGGACGACGAGAAAAACGTGCCGCAGCTGTTCGAAATGCTCGAGCAGGTATGCGACGAACTTGGGCTGGGCGATCCGGTGCTGCCAGGGGAAGAACGCAGCAAGCTTATCGTCTGGTCCAAGTTCAGGATGACAACCCGGCGGCTGATCGCCTTCATGAATAAGTACCTCAAGCCCAAGGGCAAGTACGCCACCGCAGCGTATGGCGAGGTTGATTCGGCCAAGGGGTTGGAGGAGTTCAAGCACGATCCGGATTGCGTGGCCGGCGTGTTCCAGCCAGGCTCGGTGGGCGCCGGTGCCGACGGCATTCAGCATGTCTGCTGGGCCCAGTTCTGGGTCGAAATGCCTACCACCACCATCCCGTTCAACCAGAGCGTGGGGCGCTGCGATCGCGAGGGGCAGCGCTTCCAGCCGACGATCTGGATCGCCGTGGCGCGCCGCACGCTCCAGCAGACCCTGCTCAAGAACCTGTTTGCCAACGACCAGCTGGTGGTGCAGGCCGGTGGTTCCAAGCAAAGCATCAAGGAATTGATCTTTCCTAAGTGAAAGAGCACAATTGCTGTTCCGCAATCCAGTAATAAGAAAGTATAAAAATGACAATAGACGTTTCAGCTCGTGCCGAGCGCCTGCACCAAGAACGCGTGTGGCTGCGTCGCCGCACGCAGGGGGATGAGTTGTTTGAGAAGCTGGGCTGCACTCACGCCACCTATGCCTACGAAGGCCGGCGCTTTGTGGCCTGGACTGTTGTCGACGGCAAGCCGCGTATCGAGGCCCTGTTCCGCGCCGACGCGATTAAGCTGACCGCTGGCGGCCTGGCGGTGACCTTCGACGTGCAGCGGCCAGGCCACGGCCTCGGGCGCTTTACTGCCACCGCACAGCCCGAGAAGGTCCCGGGCCTTGACCTGTTCCTTTGGATGCCCGCCTTCGGCGACATCCACTACGTGCCCTTCAAATGGTCGGATGAGCACTCGCCATGGCGCGTTTCCGTCTCCTTCGTCGCCAAGACCGGCAACCGCCCCGATGTGGGCGCGGTCGAAGGCGGTCGCTATTTCGCGACTGCGAAGGAATTTGCCAGCTACTGGCCGGAACACGCCATCGCTTGAGGGCTCCATGCCGAACTACTACTACGTCCAATACAAGGGTGGTGAGGAGACCTGGGCGCCGATCCCGGCGTCCAAGCGCCGCGAGATCGAAGCGGCCAAGCGTCCTGCCTTCATCACCGCGCTGTCTGTGTCCAAGCTGGTCGAAGACCTGTCCTACGAGGACAAGCTGCTCCTGACCTACGCCGGCCCCATGTACTTCGACTGGGACATGAAGGGCGACCCGGCCACGGCGCAGACGATCATTATCGAGAAGGTCAACCAGTTCCTCGACAAGCTCGAGAAGATGGGCGTGAACCTGGCCCAGTGCATGCTGTATGCTACCGGCGGCCGCGGCTACCACCTTGAGATCCCGCAAGAGGTCTTCATGGACAAGGTGCCGCCCAAGGGTGTGTGTGGCCTGCCTGTCATCTACAAGGAAGTCGCGCTCAAGCTGGCCGTCGACACCCTTGACCTGACCATTTACTCGGCGCAGCGCGGCCGCATGTGGCGCACGGTGAACGTGCAGCGCGAGAACGGCCGCTACAAGGTGCCCATCACGCCGTCCGAGATGCGCGCGATGACGCCCGAGCTGTGCGACGCGCTCACCAGCGAGCCGCGCGCGGCGCTGGTGATCCAGAAGCCGGAATACTGCCTGGACCTGGCCATGCTGTACGCCGAGTGCGCGCAGTCGGTCGACGACATGCTGGCGCGCCGGCGCAAGTCCAAGCCTGACCCGAAGATGCAGGAGAAGGCGCACGCCGAGTCGATCCAGATGATGATGGCCGGCTTCGGCATCAAGCCAGGTACCAGCTTCTACGCGCTGGCGCTGCAGATCTCGATCTCGGCCACCACCGCCGGCCTGTCCGAGGACCAGATGGTCGAGCAGTGCGCAGGCCTGATCGCCAACCACGAGTCGGACGGCCGCTACAACACGCCGAAGAAGCGCGAGGAGTGGCTGCGCCGCATGTACCACTACGTGAACGGCAACCCGTGCTACGAATTCTCGATCCCCGCGATCAAGGTGCTGCTCACGCACGCGGCGCCGGACCTGGACGGCCTGCCAGTCACGCAGGAAGACATCAAGGAAGAGATCAGGCGTGCAGAGGAAGAGGAGCCGGTCGAGATCGACGAGTTTGCCGACGTGGCGCGCGGCATCAGCCTGGCCAAGCACGGGATCTACAAGGACACGGCCGAAGGCAAGGTGCGCATCTGCGCATTGTCGTTCGCCAACCCGTGCGTGCTGAAAAGCTCGACCACCTGCCAGATCGTCGGCTATGAGGCTGACATCCTGGTCAACGGCGCCTTCGTCGGGCGCCAGACGCTTGAGACGGACGTGTTCGCCACGCTCACCGCGTTCAACCGCTTCGCCAGTAAGTACGGTCACGCCTTCCAAGGCCTCGACCCACAAGTCAGGACAGTCATGATGCGCTTCGTCGAAAAAGCGAAAAAGGCGGGCACGACGCGCTACGTCGTCAACCGCGAAGGGCTCGACCTGGTGTCGATCCCGCACCACGAAAACCCGGCCTTCCACAAACCGTTCCTCGTGTGGGCCGACGGCTACACCGTGATGGTGCAGCCGGACGTCGCCGCGGCGGGCCTGGAGCTCACCTTCGCCGGCTATCCGGATCCGCGCGGCGTGTTCAAGACCGACATCAGCCGCGCGCCGGCACTGGCCAGCTGGATCAAGGAAGAAGGCAACAAGGAGCTGCTGAAGAACACCTTGCGCAACCTGTTCACCTGCCAGAAGCCGGATTTCCTGGGCAAGGTGATCGGCTGGCACGTGGCCTGTTTCTGGAAGCAGCTCTTCATCAAGGCCTACCTGAAATTCCCGCTGCTGCACATCAATGGCGCGGCCGGTCTGGGCAAGACCGAAACGGTCCTCAACATCGGCAACCTGTTCTACTACGAGAAGGAGGTGCGGCCGCTCTCGCCCGGGTCGACCACCTTTGCGATGAACCAGCACCTGACCGCCTCGGCGTCGATCCCGCTGGTGCTGGACGAATACAAGCCGCACGCGATGAAGCAGGACCTGCACGAGCGCATCAAGGGCATGCTGCGCGACGCCTACAACCAGCGCGATGTGGCGCGCGGCGGCGGCTCGCGCGAGTCGGACGACTACCGCGTGCTGCACGAGACGCAGCTGTCGGCGCCGCTCGTGTTTATCGCCGAGGCGGCCGAGGACGAGGCGGCGGTGATGGAGCGCGTGGTGCTGGCCACGATCACACGCCCCTCGCAGATGCAGGGCCTGCAGTGGCTGGCACGCTACCAGGCCTACCACCGCCACAAGCATCTGCTGGGCATCCTGGGCCAGTACCTGGCCGCCTCGATCGTCAACGAGACGACGATCGAATCCTTCACCACCGAGTTCGATGAGCTTTATGAGGTGGCGCGCGCCAAGTACATGCTGACCGAGGCGGACCTGCAGGGTGGCGTGGACGAAGAGACGCTCAAGAACAAGCAGAACGCCAAGGAGCGCAGCGTGTTCAACCACACGGTGGCCACCTTCGGCTTTCGCAAGCTGCGCCAGCTGGTGCACGCCACGGTCGGCGATGAGCTGGACGAGGTCATGGCCGAGCTTGAGGAAAAGATCTTCGACCGCATGAGCGACCTGCACGCGGCCACCACGCCGGAATACGTCAAGGTGTTCAGCATGATGAGCGCGATGACCTACTCGGTGTCGTCTGACCGGCCGGAAGCGCTGGTCAAGGAGAAGGACTACGCCTTCGTGCCGCAAGGTGGCCGCACCTTGCTTGAGCTGTCGATCCGTACGGCCTACCTCAAGTACCGTACCTACTGCAAGAACAGTTCGATCACGCCGCTGTACGGCAATGAGATTTCGTTCATGCACGCGGTCAAGGACTCGCCCGCGTTCGTCAAGCAGGGCAGTGGTCAGGCCTTGCCGGTGCCGGGGGTCTACACCTTCGATTCGGAGGTGCTGGCCGGCCTTGGGGTCGACGTTTTCAAGCACTGAAAAAGTTTTTGACAGGAATCAAATTGTTTGATATCTTGGTTTCTGTTCGGAAAGGGTGGTGACCTGCACCTGCTATGCCGGAAAGACCGGCCTAACGGTAACGTGAACATAAGAGGAAATGAAATGGCACTCGTAAAAAATCAAGAAGCAGCTTCGGGCAAGTCGTTCGAGATGGAGGATTCGGACGTCGGCGGCGACACCGCGACCGAGACCACCCACACGATGACCGCTGACGAAAAGGTCGCGGCTCAGGTTGCCAAGAACGCGTCGCGCGCTGCCGGTAGTGCTGGCACCGCCACCGGCACCCCCGCTGATACGGCCCAACAGGCTTCCACGTCGACTGCTGTCGCAGCGAGCAAGCCGAACGACCTGGTTATCTCCATGACCAAGGCCAACCCGTTCACGCCGCTCGAGAACGCGATCCACGTCGACTACAACACGCTGACCCGCATTATGGTCACGAACGGCAACGTGCAGAACAAGGAAACCAAGGCGCTGTACGGTGACTCGGTCGAGCTGCAGCTGATCTCGTTCCAGAAGCACCATGTCGTGGCACCGGGCGGCGATTCCAAGGACGAAGAGTCGCTGAATTACCTGAAGTTCTCGGACGACGGCAAGACCGAGCGCGAGACCGGCCGCCCGCTGCAGGAATTCGTCGACGCGGCCATTGCAGCCGGCTACGATCAGGCCCGTATCCAGGAACGCGTTATCCTGGTGGGCGAACTGGTCAAGGCTGCCAAGGCGTGCGACATCATCGGCGAGCTGGTGCAGATCGACCTGGCGCCGCGCAGCGTGCGCAACTTCAACACCTACCAGGTCAACTCGGCCTTCAAGGTGGCCAAGGGCCTGCTGACCTCCGAGCAGGCACGGCGTGTGAAGATCGTGTGCGACGTCCAGACCAAGGGCAGCAACAACTGGACCGACGCCAAGTTCGAGGTCGGTACCGGCGCCTAAGCACCGTCAACGCAGTACAGAGCCGTCCGCCCGGGCGGCTCTTTTTTCACCTCACGAAAAGTTCAAACTATGGAAACCCAAGAGTTTGTGCCGGAACACAGATACTTCATCGGCGACACCGAGACGACTGGCCTGAAAAACAAGGCTGCGTGCGAGGTGGCGCTCGTGCAGATCGACCCGGTCAACCTGAGCGTGATCCGCACCTTCAGTACCCTGATCGACCCGCAGCAGCCGATCGAGGACGGCGCCATGGCCATCCACGGCATCACCAACGAGATGGTGGCGACCGCGCCGACGATGACCGAATTCGTCGAGCACCCCCGCTATCTGTGCGGTGGCATCCCGGGCGAGATCACGCTCATCTGCCACAACGTGGCGTTCGACCTGCCGCTGCTCGAGCCGATCGGCCACATCACCCGCACCGTCTGCACGCTGGAAGAGTCGCGAGCGATCCGGCACCTGCTGCCGGGCCTTGCCAACAACAAGCTGCAGACCTTGCGCGAGTACTTCGGTATCGAGCGCAACAATGCCCACCGCGCGCTGGACGACTGCATGGTGACGCTGCAGGTGCTCAAGGAGATCCTGCGCATCACCGGCCGCACGCTGGACAGCCTGGCCGACGCCAAGGTGCGCACGATCCACCACATGCCGTGGGGCGAGCACGTCGGCAAGCCGCTGTTCGAAGTGCCATCGTCGTACCTGCGCTGGATGCTGACCCGCGACATCAATAAGAACCTGCGCACCAGTGTCGAGAAGACGCTGGCGATGCGCGGATAACCGAGGAGAGACCTGTGAAATTTGACATCACCACTTACCAGGCGCTCGCGCTGCGCACCGAGAAACTGCTGCCCACGCCGGTTGACCGGCTGGAGCACGCCGCGCTGGGGCTGTTCACCGAGGGTGGCGAGATCGCCACCGAGATCAAGCGCATCGGCATCTATGGCAAGACGCTCGACGACCTGGACAAAGATAAGAAATACACGGTCCGACAGCACGTCGCTGAAGAAGTGGCCGACGTGGCCTGGTATATGGCGATTGCCGCCGACGTGGTTGGCATCGACTTCTTCCGTTACAACCTGCCGCGCATCGAGCCGCTGCGCCGCGATGACGTGAGCGAGCAGGCGCGCCTGAAACGTGCAACTTTTTCGCTGGGCTCCGAAATCGGGCGATTCATCGACTATGTGGAGATTGTGCGCCGACAACGTGGTGTGGGCCCAGGTATAGCCGGCAACCTGCAGATGGCGTTGTCCTGCATCGGCCAGGAACTGGTCAACATCTGCGACGCGGCCGACATCGACCTGGCCGCTGCGCTGGGCGCCAACATCGTCAAGCTGCAGGAGCGCTATCCGGAAAAGTACTCCGACGAAGCAGCCGAAGCGCGCGCTGACAAGGGCGGCCTGGACGCCCGCCACTCGTGATCACCGCGGCCGCCCAGGTGCGCCTGCTTGCCGACGCGGTTGCGACTTCGGTGGCAGCGGCGCCCCTGCTTGATGAGGAGCGCCACCCGCAGCGCATCGCCATCGTCGACCTGCCGTGGGCCTGCCCGCCACTGATCACCGACGAGGCGCTCGACGGCGGCCTGCAGGACTTCTTCGACGCGCCGGTACCGGTGACGCCGGAAGACCTGCACCGCTTCTGGGTGACGGCCACGCGCCAGCTGTGGCACGAGCCGTCGCGTCTGCTCAAGAACGGCGTGTACGAGGCGCTGGGTGCGGCCATGCCGCGTGCGAAGCTGGGCGTGCGCGCCTTCCGCTTCTCGGTGCCGGCCGGCGCGCCGGCGCAGGTCGACGAGTCGGCAGCGGTGACACTGGCGCTCGAGGTGGCGCACTGCGCACGCGTGTCGTTTCCGGTGAGCTACCTTCGCCACGACGACGACAACTACGTCGTCATGGTCAATGGCGGGCGCTTCGGGGTCGAGAACGGTAAGCCGCTGATCCCGACACCCTTCTCGTTCGACGCGCGCGGCCAGGTCGACACCCTGCTGCGCGCGCCGCGCGGCGAGCTGACCTACGCCTGCCACTACGACCAGATCGCGGCGGTGCGCTCGATCCTGTACTCGCACCCGGACAAGTTCAAGCACTGCTTCAACGCGCTCGATCAGGCGCTGCAGGCACTGCGCTACCTGTCGCTGGGAGGCTACTGCCCGGAGCTGGTGCGCGCCATGGTGGTCAAGCCGGTCGACGTGCAGCGCCAGAAGGACGCGGAGGCGGCGCTGTACGAGGCGATCGACACGATCCGCGACACGCGGCTCAATGACCGCAGCAAGCTGGCCACCCTGCGCAACCTGCTGGTGCCGGCTGCGATGACGGTCGCGAAATACAAGCAGCTGGTCTTCTCGTCCAGCCGCTTGCCGTTCACGATGGCGCCGGGCAAGGCGCGCCAGATCGAGGACAACCTGGTGATGCTCTACAAAGCTGAAGTACCCACCGGCCTGCAACGGCCAATCTGAAAGGACAACAAGATGATAATTTTGGGGATTGCCGGGCCCGCAGGCGCTGGCAAAGATACCGTCGCCGACTATCTGGTCGAACACCACCGCTTCGTCAAGCTGGCATTTGCCGGGCCGCTCAAGGAGATGCTGGCCGCGGCCGGCATGCCGGAACCGGCTGACCGCGAGCAGAAGGAGCAGCTGGTACCAGGCTTCACGTTCACGTGGCGCCAGGCCGCGCAGCGTCTGGGCACCGAGTGGGGACGTGGCCTGCAGGATGACATTTGGGTGCAGGTCATGCGTCAGCGCATCGAGCGCCTTCAGTGGCTGCGCTGCAGCGAGAAGGGACGCATCGTGCTCTCCGACGTCCGCTTCGATAACGAGGCAGCGATGATTCGCGAGCTGGGCGGCCGTGTGGTGCACCTGCGCGCCCGGGGCGGTCTGGCCGGCGACGCCGCTGGTCACGCTTCCGAGGCCGGCCTGCGGGCTGCAGACACCGACTACAACGTCAACAACGGCTCCTCGATCGAATACCTGCACGCCCAGATCGAGGCAATCATCGCCATGCTGGAGGACAAACAATGACGCGCGTCGCGTACGATATGAGCTCGTTCATGCAAACCGCCCTGCGAGGCGGCAAGGACGACGAAAACGGTTACGAAGTCGAGCACGAAGGCAAGAAGGTCTGGATCAACAGCCACTATCACGGCTACGACAAGTGCATCGACTACATGCTCGACGTGCTCAAGGAGTTCGGCTGCAAGCCGATGAACGCGATCCTCGTGTTCGAAGGGATGAACCAGAAGGCGCGGCGCCAGATGATCGATCCGTCGTACAAGGGCAACCGCGGCAAGAGTCCGCAGGCCTACTACGACGAGATGGGTACGCTCAAGGTGCGCCTGCTGCAGGCGTGGCGCGACGTCGGCGCCATCGCGGTCGAGCAGGACATCGCCGAGGGCGACGACACGCTCGCCTGGCTTGCCCAGAACAGCGAAGAGGATCTGGTCGTGGCCACCTACGACAACGACCTGGCGGCGCTCTGCGGCACCAACGCCTACGGCGCCAAGATCACGACGTGGATCGGTGACGTGAAGGGCGGCCAGGGCCTCATCGACGTGAACAAGTTCGGCGCGTTCGACTACCACCTGATCCCGACCTACAAGGCGCTGGTGGGCGACTCATCCGACAACATCAAGGGCATCCTGGGCTTCGGCCCCAAGGCGTTCGAAGAGTTCTGCAGCAAGTACGGCTACGATGGCCTGGCCGAGCTGCAGGCCATGCTGCTGGCCGGCCGGCTTCACCCGGACCTGGAAGCGATGGACTGCAAGGTCGTCAAGAAGATCGTCGAGAACCAGAAGGACATGTTCCGCTGCTTCGAGCTTGCGCGCCTGCGCCCCGAGTGGGTCGACACGATGAAGAACCCGCTGCGCTGGATGCCGGGCAAGATCCGGCCGGTGCAGCAGGGCGACGATCCGCGCCTGAAGCCGTTCCTGGGCCGCATCAAGCTGATCACGGCCGACAACTTCGAGCAGGCAGTCGAATGGGCGCGGCCGCACATCGAGGCGTCTGTCGAGGTGGCGTTGGACATCGAGGGCTCGGACGCGGACGAATCGGACGACTGGCTGGAGGCGCAGCGCAGCAAGGGCAAGGCGCCGGGCGTGGACACGTTCGGCTCGACCTTGACCGGGCTGGGGCTGACCTTCGGCGACAACACGCAGTACACGTTCTACATCTCGGTCGACCACGCCGACACCAACAACGTGGAGTCGGAAAAGGTACGCCAGTTCATCGCGTCGATCCCGCGCCACATCCCGATCGTCATCCAGAACACGATGTACGAGCTGCCGGTCCTGTTCAACGAGTGGGGCGCCGAGCAGATGACCAACGGCTGCCACGGCTTCCTGCCCAACGTGCTCGATTCGCTGTTCGAAGGCAGCTACGTGAACGAGAACATGGAGCTCGGCCTGAAGGAGCGTTCCAGGTTCTACCTGGGCTACACGCAGGAGACCTACGACGAGGTCACGACCCTGACAGACAAGCCGGAAGACCTGCCGCGCGGCGGCAAGCTGCTGCGCACGAACTACCTGACCGAGACGTACGAGACCGGCAAGATGGTCGAGGACACCAGTGTCGGCGTGATCAACGAAGACGGCTCGATCCCGATGATCCCGGAAGTGAAGACGCGCGTGGTCGAGCGCGAGACCGGCGAATTCGAGACCGATTACAAGGGCGACCTGGTGCTGAAGAAGGGCAAGCCGGTGCCGATCAAGGAGCCGGTCGTCGACACCGTCACCCGCCAGTACAAGATGCGCGAGCTGTCGGCGCGCCACGTGCTCGGCTACGGCGCCGACGATACGATCTGCACGATCGCGCTGCACAACTTCTACAAGCTGCACATGCAGCTGGAGCACCACTGGCAGGTGTACCTGGACGTGGAGATCGGCGCGGCCTACCAGCACGCCAAGAACTTCGTCGACGGCGTTCCGATGTCGCAGGAAGAGCTCAACCGCCAGATCGCCGAGGACGACAAGATCTTCGCCGGCGCCTGGTCCACGCTGCGCGCCTACCTGATGAAGAAGGGCTGGGCCGGCACCGAGCCGCCGGTGTACACCCGCGACATCACCGTCGCCCAGGTCAAGGAAGCCTACCAGATCGTCACCGGCGAGCCGCTGGACACAGCGATTCGCACGATGAGCAAACTGGTGACGTTCATCCGCGAGGTGAAGGACCAGCCAATCCTGGCCGCACTGCTTGAGCGGATGACGGCGCCTCTGGAACCCGACAGCGAGATCACTGCCGAGGAGGCTGCCAAGGCTGGTGAGGGCGAGGACATCATCCGCATGCGCGAGAAGGCCTTCACCGACTACGTGCGCAGCAAGTTCAGCGGCGAGCCTGAGTTCAACGACGGCAGCACGCCGCAGATGTGCCGCCTGCTGTACGAGGTGATGGAACTGCCGATCCGCGTGCGCAACAAGCCGACCGACATCATGCGCGCCAAGGGCATCAACGAGGGCAACCCGAAGGCCGATGCGCTGGCGATCGCCTATGCCCTGCGCGACGCCGAGGGCGACGACGAGAAGGTCGAGGTGCTCAAAGCCCTGCAGCTGATGTCGATGGTGGGCACGCGCCGCAGCCTGTACTACGAGAAGTACCCGCACTTCCCGCACTGGAAGGACGGCAAGATCCACTCGCAGCATAAGCAGTGTTCGACCAACACGCGCCGCGGCGCGTCGGCCAAACCGAACTTGCAGCAGCTGCCCAAGCACCCGAAGATGGAGGGCTACGCGGCCGCGTTCCGCCGCGTCATCGTGCCGCACAAGCCGGGCGCCGTGGTGGTCTCGATCGACTTCGATGCACAGGAACTGCGCATCATCGCCGAGCGCTCGCAGGACCCGACCGCGCTGTCGATGTTCGTGGGCGACAAGCTGACCAAACCGCACGCGCTGACTGGTCTCGGTATCGCGATGAAGCTGAAGCCTGAAATCCTCTGGACGTATGACATGTTCATGCAGATCCACAAGGACGACCAGCACGAACTTCACAAGTTCGTCAAGGAGTGCTACCGCCTGGGCAAGAAGCTCAACTTCGTCGCCGAGTACGGCGCCATGGCGCCGAAGGTGGCGGCCACCTTGATGGTGGACGAGGACGAGGCCCAGACCTTCCTGGACGGGCGTGAAGACATGTTCCCGCGAGTGAAGGAATGGAAGCAGGAAGTCATCGCCTTCGCCAAGAAGCACGGCTACGTGCTGACCATGAAAGGCGCACGCCGCCACCTGCGCGACGCACTGATGTCGGACGACCGGTTCGAGGCCTCCAAGGCCGAGCGCCAAGCGGTCAACTTCGAGGTGCAGGGGCCGTCGGCCGAGCAGACCAAGGAGGCGGAAGGTCGCATGTGGGCGCGCGGCCTGTTCTTCCGCTACGACGCGGTGTGCTATGGCCCGATTCACGACGAGCTGGTGATGTCGGTGATGATCGAGGACCTGGTGGAGTTCCTGCCCGAGGCGCACGCCTGCATGGCGGTGCAGTACGCCGGCATGAAGGTGCCCTGCCTCGGCTCGATCAGCTTCGGCGCCAACTTCTTCGACCAGATCGAGATCGGCACCGAGCCGACGCCCGAGGCGATCGAGGAGGGGCTGCGCAAGTTGCGCGGTGAGGTCGAACTTGCGGAGGCGGCATGAACGTCCTGTGCTGGCTGCTCGGTCATACGGACAGCAAGGTTCGCGAGCACGACGGGATGCAGCGATGGAGCATTTGCCGTCGCTGCGTCACCCAGTACCGTGAGGACGACACTGGAGGTGTGCTGATGCGGGAGGTTGGCCACGGCCTCGTTTTGCCGAGAGGTTACGGCATCGCCTGGCTGCACTACATCCGTGACAGCGGCGTTGCAATGCCGATACCACTGAACGTGGTGGCAGGTGCACTGCGTCGCGCCTGGTGCTGGTTGAAAGTACCGAGGCTGCTGGTCAGGGACCCGTATGCGGCGTATCGCGAAGGCCTTGAAGAAGGCCACAGGCAGGCGAGCGGAAAGTGAGCTGGCATTACCGGTGCATGAAGTGCCGGGGGCGCAACCTTCTGCAGTCGAAGATCGAGGGGTATTACGGCCCGGAGTGCCGCCACTGCGGCCACCAGCGGTTCTACCTGGACCGCCGGCGGCAGTGGCGCACCGATTATTGCACCTGCGACGGGTATCACTACAAGCACCGCGCCGGCAGCCCGTTCTGCACGTTGAACCCGAACTACGAGTTCAACGTGCGCACGCGGCGCTACGGCGAGGATCCGTTGGAGGTGCAGCTTGACCTGGCACTGAAATCAGAAGCGCAGCCGGACGACAAAGAAGGCTGTCCATTTTAAAGAGACGTAAAACAACAACCAAGGGAGCAGAAGTGAAAATCAACTACATCACCGGGCCGCAGGGCTGCGGCAAAACCACCCACCTCGAGATCGTCGCCAACAAGGCACAGCGCAAGGGTCTGGCCGTTGTGCGGCCGCGCATCACGAGCTCAGGTTTCCAGGGGCTGCAGGCTGACCTGCGCCGCGTCACGCCCAAGACTGTCGTACTGATAGACGAGGGCGAGGGCTGCGGCCTGCCGATCCAGTACGACCAGCTGCAGCTGCCGCACGGCGTGCAGGTGTTCGTCGCAAACCAAGGACCGCGCAACACCTGGGCCAACCTCTCCTGAAAGGAATAACAACATGACCAAGACCCTCCCCCAACTGGCCATCGACGTCAAACCCGACTTCAAGAGCATGCGCTTCCCCGTCTGGGGCTTCCGCAAGATCGACGGCGTGCGCGGCTGCCACGTTACCGGTAAGTTCACCGGCCGCTCGCTGGAAGATATGAAGAATACCGACCTGGCCGCGAAGTTCAGCAGCGCTGAATATGAAGGCTTCGACGGCGAGCTGACGATCGATGGCTACCTGCGCAACTGCGATCTGCCGGCCGAGCTGAAGCCGGAAGGCAACGAGACTCTGTGCTCGCTCACCACCGGCATCACCAACCGCGCCAAGCTGCGCAAGGGCGAGACCGCGCTGCCGACGAACGTGATCTGGAACCTGTTCGACTGGCTGCACCCGCTGCTGCTCGACCAGCCCTACGAGGTACGCTACGAGAAGCTGAGCCAGCACTTGGAAGCGTACCGGCAGGCCGACGTGTTCCTGCTCGGCTACACCATCATCAACAGCCCCGAAGAAGCTGCCGCCTTCTGCATCGAGTGCGTGGAGCTGGGCTACGAAGGCGCAGTCTTCCGTGATCCGGCCGCCCGGCACAAGCACGGCCGCGCCACGGCGAAGAGCAACGACTTCTGGCGCTTCAAGCCAGCCTCGGTCAAGGACTGCGTGATCACCGGCTTCGAGGAGGCGATGGAGAACCAGAACGAGGCGACCACCAACGCGCTGGGTCGCACCGAGCGCAGCTCCCACAAGGAGAACAAGGTCGGCAAGGGCATGATCGGCGCCTTCCTTGCGCGTGACGTTGTCGACGGCGAGCCGGTCGGCCCTGTGCTGCGCCTGGGCCCGGGCAGCTCGACGCACCAGCAGCGCATCGACTGGTTCAACAACCCGGACGAGATCGTCGGCTGGCCGGCCGAGTACATGTCGCTCGACACGGGTGTGAAGGACGCGCCGCGCCAGGCGCGCTTCGTGCGCCGCCGCGAGAAGTACGACATGCCGAAGGAGGCAGCGTGATGGCCCAGAAACTACCTAACCCGCCGCCAAGGCAGCCGGCAGTGCCTGTCTCTGCGCCCGCGATGAACAACGTTGAAGTCGGTGACAAGGTCTTGGTCACCTGCGACAACTGGTTCTACGCGCCAAACGGCCAACACTACCGTGCGGTGTTTGGCACGGTAAGGGCGGTGCGCACAGCCGAAGACACGCTGGGCGTGCGCCCGAACGGCAAGAGTACGAACTGGTATGTCGAAGTTGGCAACATGACGATCGCCGGCTGCCAGGTTCATTACGTGGTGAAGACGGACCGGTGCGATCTGGGCACAACGTGCTCCTGGACTGAAGAGAAGGGCGTGGTGGTGTATTTCGACCGCCCTAGCCACATCTACAACGCTGACGAGGAGACCGCATGAAAATCCGCACCACCCTCGACGTGGTCGAGATCCCTGCCGGGAAGGTCGATGAAGCGATTCGTCGCCTGATTCTCGAAGAGACTGGTCGTGAGATGGCCGAAATCGTCTTTGTCAACCCTGTGGAGGAGGTTCTCATCAGCGCGCCTAAACGCCTGCGAGTGTACCTCAACGCAACCCTGAAGCCTGTGCCTGTGGGCTGACCGATGCGCGGCCGCTACCAGAAGAATCAGCGGCCGCTCCGCAACCCTGTTGTTGCAGAGCGCAGCTGCGAGAGCAAGGTGCGTTACACGAGCGAAGACGTCGCGCGCGCAGTAGGCATCGAACGGCAGAACGACAGCGCAGTCCCGCTGTTCATCTACGAGTGCCCACTGTGCCGCGGCTGGCACCTGACCAAGAGGGCCAGACCGAAAGAGCTGGCCGTTGACTTTTACCTGAGAGAGACAGAATGACCCAAGAAACCCGATACCTTGACCTGCTCGACCATATCCTGCACAACGGCGAGCGCGAATCCAACCGCACCGGCATCGACACCCTGACCATCCCCGGAGCCATGCTCAAGTTCGACCTGCGCAAGGGCTTCCCGGCCGTGACCACGAAGGAACTCAACTTCAAGGCCGTCGTCGGCGAGCTGATCGGCTTCCTGCGCGGCTGCACCAGCGCCGCCGACTTCCGCGCGCTGGGCTGCAACGTGTGGAACCAGAACGCCAACGAGAACAAGGACTGGCTGGTCAACCCGCACCGTCTGGGTGAGGACGACCTGGGCCGGATCTACGGCGCGCAGTGGCGCTGCTGGGCTGGGCTGGGGATCACTTCCGCACCGGTCATCGTCGACCAGATCGAGCGTGCGCTGCATGACCTGCGCTACAACCCGACCAGCCGACGCATCCTCGTCTCCGCCTGGAACCCGGCCGAGCTTGACCAGGCCGCGCTGCCGCCGTGCCACGTGCTGTTCCAGCTGCTGCCGCGCAGCGACGGCACGCTGCACATGACGATGTACCAGCGTTCGGTGGATAGTTTCCTGGGCCTGCCGTTCAACATTGCCAGCTACGCGCTGCTGCTCGAGCTGTTCGCCGCCTGGTCCGGCCGCACCGCTGCCACGCTCACGATGTTCCTCGCTGACGTGCACATCTACGAGAACCACATCGATCAGGTGAAGAAACAGCTGCGGCGCATGCCGCTGCCGGCGCCGAAGCTGCTCCTGCGCATGGACGGCACGGCGACCGTGGACGACCTGGAGAGGCTGCTGGCGAAGCTGGACAACACGTCTGAATTCCCGACAGCAGAACTGATCGGCTACCAATCCCACCCGGCGCTGCGCGCGCCGATGGCGGTGTAATCATGGCGCCGGTCAAAACAGCCAACGGCGGACCTGCCAATCGCGGGAAGTATTGTGAAAAGAAGGTCAAGGAGATCCTCGAGTATTTCGAGAAGCGCAACATGACCTTCACCTACAACCGCTGCCTGGACGCGCACGCGGCCGCCGGCCGCTTCCCGGCGCAGGCGGGTGACTACCAGGCGTTCGTGAAGCTGACCGTAGCCTATTCGTTTGAGTGCGCAGGTCTGACGAAGCCTGTGTCGGGTCAGGACTGGTTCCAGGCCTCCCGCAACTTCATCCTCGAGTGCAAGGAGGTAGCCCACTCACACCTGCTCCCGCCGAAGAACTACTCGGCCGACAAGGTCGCGCGCGTGCAAAAGCGCGTGCTGGCCGGCACTGAGGCGATCGTCGTCGTCCTGCACAAGAAGCCGACGTTCGTGTACCGCCTGGTGCCGTTCTCGGTGTTCACGCAGCGGCCGGCTAGGGGCAGCTGGGACCTGTCGGCCTACCCGACCTACCTCGATATCCACGCGCTGCAGAAGGCGCTGGGCGAATTCATGGGAGTGACAGCATGACGCGCCAAGTTACTGAGAAAGACCTGCGCCGCCCCGAGTTCAGCGAGGGCGGCCCGGAAGACTACGAGTTCCGCAAGGACGGCAAGCTGGTGCGCAAGGACCGCTGGGAGCAGGGCCTGCGCAGCGTCGCCATGATTGTGCTCGGGCGAGGTGCGTTCGAGGTCGACGATGTCGTCGACGCGGTGCGCCAGCTGCACGGCGTGCAGGTGCTGGAAGCGATCAGGGACGCCCGTTTCGTGTTCGAAAGCGAGCCGAAGGCAATCGAGTGCCTCGACTATCTGGAGCAGCTGCGCATCAGGCCGAAGGAGGAAACATAATGAGCTGGGAAATCGGATACGACAACGACTTGAACAGGGACGTCGGCTACGGTGTGCCGGCGTATTGCGATCAGCCAGGCTGCACAGCGGAGATCGATCGCGGCCTGGGGCACATCTGCGGCGGTGAGCCGTTCGGAGGTGAGCACGGCTGCGGCCTGCACTTCTGCACTCACCACCTGGCAGACCCGCACCAACTTTGCCACCGCTGCAGGCAGGGGCTGCCGCACTTCGCCTTGAAACCTGACCACCCAAAGTGGATGCACTGGAAGCTGACCGACAGCAGCTGGCAGGAATGGCGCAACAAGAACCCTGAAGCAGTGGCTGCACTGACGGCCGCCCTGGCCGAGAAAGGACAACAATGACGACCCTCACCGTAATCAACGACTGGCACCTAGGCGCCGTGCGCTCCGGCGGCACCACGCCGGCCACCGCCTACCAGCTGCGCCAGGACCTGCTGGCTAACGGCCAGGCCATCCTCGAACAGATCACCGGCGACCTGCTGGTCAACGGCGACCTGTTCGACGGCCCGGACATCCCGCGCGCCGACCTGCTGGCGGCCGTGCGGATGTTCAGCGTCTGGCTGGAGCGCAAGGACACCGGCCACCTACTGCTTGCGAACGGCAACCACGACCTCGACAAGAACTCGACCAAGCTGTCCTCGTTCCAGTTCTTCGCGCAGCTGCTGTGCGAGCTGTACCCAGATCGTGTGATGCACATCGTGGAAGGTACGCGCCTGTGGCAGCATGACGCCTACGTGATCCCGCACATGCCCAACCAGGAGCTGTTCGACCTAGAGCTGGGCAAGGTGCCCGAGTGCCGCTACCTGTTCGTGCACGCCAACTACGACAACCAGTTCGCGGTCGAGATGGACCACAGCCTGAACCTGTCGAAGGAAGTGGCCGAGAAGCTGCCGGTCGAGTACATCGTGTTCGGCCACGAGCACCAGGGGCGTAACAAGCTGGGCGGCAAGGTCGTCATCGTCGGCAACCAGTTCCCGAGCAGCGTGTCGGACTGCCTGGGCGGCGCCGGCAAATATCGTTTCGAAACGAAACCGAACGGCGGCTTCGTCTTACGTTCGACCTGGGGCGACGACGGAGACTTCATCGAGGTCGACTGGCGCGAGATCGCCGACCACGGCGCGCGCTTCGTGCGCGTCACCGGCACGGCCAGCGCCGACGAGGCCAACAAGGTCGTGAACGCGATCGCGCGCCTGCGCCGCGAATCTTCCGCGCTCGTCATCACCAACGCGGTCAAGGTGGCCAGCGTCACGGACGGCGAAGAGATGCAGCTGACGCACGAAGAGGTCACCAGCTTCAACGCGATGGAAGCCCTGCTTGAATTCCTCGGGCCTGACGACGGCGCCGAGCTCACCAAAATCCTGGAGGAGGAAGAGAATGCTTAACATGCTTGCAAATCTGGCCAAGGCCGGCGTGGCCACGGTGCTGGCGCCGGTGGCTGTGGTGGTCGACGTCGTGTCTATGCCGTTCGCCGACGTGGGCGATTACAACAAGCCGGTGTTCGACAAGACCGGCAGGCTGTTGAGTGCGGCCGGCGAGGCGGTGAAAGAAGCCGTCAGGGTGGAGAAGGATTGATGGACGCCAATTCCTACCTCGACTACAAGTGCCGGCAGTGCGGCCAGCGGTTCTCGCTAGTGTCGGAGCACGATACCCCTGAACGTGCGCTGGCCAACGCCATCGTCGGCAATGAACTGCTTGACATCCACACCTGCAGCAGCACCCTGGTTGGTATTGCCGACCTGATTGGTGCCCGTCCACCTGCAAACCAGAAAGTGAACGATGCTTAATAAAATCAAACTCCAAAACTTCCGCAAGCACGTCGACCGCGAATTCCAGTTCGGCCCGGGCCTGAACGCGATCCGTGGGGCCAATGAGGCAGGAAAGACCACAGCCCTCGAAGGCTTGACCTACTTCTGCTTCGGCAGCGGCGCACTGCGCCAGCCGCTGGACGAGGTGGTCACCTACGGCACGCCGGTGGCCAAGCTGCGCGTGGACGTCGAGCTCGAGGTGCTGGGCGTGACCTACACCGGATACCGCGGCAAGTCCGGCGCCGAGGTCCGCTTCGGCAATGAGATCGTCACCGGCCAGCGCGAGGTCACGCGCCACTTCGAGCAGCTGTTCGGCGTGGATGCCAAGACTGCCGGCAAGCTAATGTTCGCCAGCCAGAAGGGGTTGGCCGAGTCGCTCAAGGGTGGCCCGGCCGAAGCCGGCGCCCTGATCGAGGACCTGGCCGGCTTCGACTTGTTCGAGCGGGCGATCACGGCGATCCAGAAGCGCCGGCCGTGTGGCCTGACCGGCAACGCCGAGACGCGCGTGGCCACGCTGCGCGCGCAGGTGGTCGACGAAGTGGCCGAGGACCTGGAGCCGCTGCGGGCGCAGGTCTCCGGCGCCGAGAAGGCGCTGGAGGTGCGCACGCAGGAGCTGGAAAAACAGCAAACGCAACTTGCGGTACTTGACGTCCAGGCCGCCAACGTCATCCTGGCTGACGAGAAGCGCCTCCAGGCGACGATCGCAGCCTCGGACAGGGAACTGGCCCAGCTCGATGAAAAACTCGCTGTAGCGGCTCCTGTCGCGCCGACGGACGAGGAAATCGCGGCGGTGCGCCAGCAGGTAGAAGATGAGAAGCAGTTCGACCGGCTGGCTACGCTGCACGCCAAGCTGGTGGCCCGTACCGTGGCGCCGCAGTGGGACAAGGACCTGGCTTCGCTTGAGCAGGAGATTTCCGATACGTCCAGCAAGGTGGTCGAGCGCCGCAAGGCTGTTGCCGAGCTTGAGCTGGAGCTGTCCTCGGTCGGGCGCAAGCTGCTTGAGGCACGTGGCACGTTCGGCAGGAAGATTGCCACGGCAGAGGGTCGGTTGATCCGCGAGACGACCTGCGCGCTGTGCCAGAAGGACTTGTCGGACGTGCCGGAGGTGGCCCAGGTAAATGCCAAGGCGCACGCCGAAGTGCAGCAGCTGCGCGACGAACAGGCTGTTGCCGAGCTGGCGCTGCAGCAGCAGGAGTTTTCGTTGAAAGAGGTGATAGCCAGCGACCGCAATGCCCTGGCCACGGCCGAGCAGTACCTGTCCGCCCTGAACACTGTCGTCGCGACCAACGCCAAGGTAGAGCAGCTGTACGCCGGCGCGGCCGACTACATCGAGGTCGACCGCAGCACGGTGCCCGGCACCTGGAAGTGGACCGGGCCCGACGTCACCGGCGTGCCCACGAACACGGCGGCGCCGCGGCTGGCGCAGCTGGAGGCGGCGGCGCGCGCGGCGGTGGCCTTCGCGGCGGCGCGCGGCGAGCAGCAGGAACGTCGCACTGCGGTCGTGGTGCAGCGCGCGGCCGCCGTAGCAGCTCTGACCGACCTGCCGCTGGCCGACGCGCGCGAGACGCTCGAGCTGGCCGCGCAGCTGGGGCCGAAGATCGAGGCGGCGCGCGCGGCGCGCGACACGGCGCGCAGCACCCTGCAGCAGCTGCAGTCCCAGCTGTCGACCAAGGAGGCGCTGGCCAAGCAGCGGGCCGAGCATCTTGCCCAGGTCAGGCAGCAGCTTGAGGCGACCGAGAAGGAACTGGCCGACATGGTGCGCTATAACCTCCTGATCAAGAAGATCCGCGAGGCGCGCCCGGTGATCGCCACCAAGCTGTGGAACATCGTGCTGGCCGGGGTCTCGAAGTACCTGTCGATGGTGCGCGAGGAGCCGTCGATCGTCACGCGCGCGGACGGCGTGTTCCTGTGCGACGGCCACCCGGTAGCCGGCCTGTCCGGCTCGGGCGAGGACATGCTGGGGCTGGCCGCGCGCATCGCGCTCACGCGCACGTTCCTGCCAGGCGTGGACTTCCTGAACCTGGATGAACCGGCCGCGGCGTGCAGCGATGAGCGCGAGGGCAGGATGCTGGGCATGCTCTCGACGCTGGACTTCGGCCAGATCGTGCTGGTGACCCACTCGGACCTGGCGGACGCTTTCGCCGACCGTATTGTCAACGTATAAGGAGAAAGAGATGGAAAATAGACGACACAAAAGCTGCGTGATTGACCTGGGCGCGCCCTCCGACATGCAGGACGGCAGCTGCGCGGCGCTGCCGGTCATGGTCTCGGCCGATGAGTACGGCTACTGGGCGCACTCGTTCTGGATGCCAGACGAGCACGAACTCGAGGCGCTGAATGCCGGCGGCAGCGTGGTGCTGCAGGTGCGTGTTGGGGGCACCCCGGGGCAGCTCCCCAATCTGAACGTCCACCCTGTGATCAGCCTGAGTGTCACCCCTGAACTGACGGAGCCGGCATGAGCGAAACCCTTGACGAAGCGTGGATCCGCGCCGACGTGTTCTGCCAGAAGTACCAGCAGGACCCCGGCACCGTGCGCAAGCGCGTACACGATGGTGTGTGGGAGCGTGGCGTGTTGTATTCGTGCCCGGACGGCGACACCGCCTACGTGCACGAAGCGCGCGCAGTCGCGTGGCTGCGCGAGCGTAACAAGCTGCCGGCGGAGCTGATGTGATGGCTAAGACCGAACGACCTCACGTGATTGCCTGCTCCGTGTTAGGCGGCCGCAGCCCGAAGACTGGCCTGCGTGTCGGCTCGCGCCACCGCTGGTCTGGAGGCGAATGGGGCAAGGGCCGCTGCGACTTCTGCGGCCGCAGCCTGGACCAGGTCCTTGACAAGCCAAAACCTCAGCAGTAACCTGTAGCTGTTCCTTTCAGGAATCCCTAGTTTTGGACTTCGGCCCGGCCTCGCGCTGGGCTTCTTTTTGCCTACACGGCCACGACCTGGCCGCGGAAGCACACCAGCCCCGCGTCCTCGTCGACCACCTCGAGCAGCTCTGGCGGCAGCAGCTTGCCGCGATGGAAGGTGAGCACGGCGAAGCCGCTCCGGTGGTTGGCCGGGTTGTCCTCGCCGTAGGTGAACTGCTCGCCGTCGGGCGCGGCCAAGGTGCCGGTGTCGACGGCATAGCGGGTGCCGTTGTAGTCGGTGAAGGGGCGCACCTGCAGCGCGTGCAGATGGCCAGTCACAATGTTCAGCCCGGACTTGAGCGCATTGTTGTAGGCGGCGTGTACGCCGTTGTGCCAGCGGTGCTTGATCATGACGTTGTCGTTGACCATCAGCGACATCGAGAATTTCCAGCCTGGGAAGTGGTCCTGCAGGTTGAAGCCGGCCACACCCTGGAACTCCGGCACCATGGCGGACAGCTTGGTGTTGAATCGCTGGTCGTGGTTGCCCCAGTTCCAATGCTTGGCGCCGTCCTTGAGCGCCTCGACGATCTCGGACTTGCGCTCCTTGACAGCCGCAAGTTCCTGGGCCACCGTGGGCTTGGCTTCCCACATGATACGCCCGTGTCGGCCGGCGGCCGCGCCGTCGAAGCTGTCACCGTTGGACACGTACAGAGCCGGCTTGAGCTCGCGGATCGCGACCACCAGCGCACGATGTGCGGTCGAAACTGTGCCTGGCCAGTAGTGTTCGTCCGAAGACACAATGACGACCCCGTTCTCGATGTCGGCATGGGTGCGCACCTGGTCGGCGCTGTAATGCATCCGCAGGGTCGGACTGCGCGGGTCATCACAGGGCAGCTCGATGCCGCGCCGCGCCTCGATCGCACGCCGGCGCCGGTGGATCATGCGCAGGTCGACCGACAGGATGCGCGACAGCGCGGCAGCGGACTTGTGCGTGTGCCACAGGGCGATGAATTCCTCTTCGGTGCAGGCGGCGTTGTACATCAGTTCGTCCTTCGCAGGTAGATCCTGCAGGAGGGGTCCGTGGCGCTGACGTCCGGCCGGATCGAGTACGGCTCGTCAGCGATCACGATGACAGCCGGCGGCGCGGCAAAGCAGCGACCCTTGCCGCCTTCCTTGTGCTCGAGGTAGTAGTGGCAGTTGCCGCAAAACGGCAAGCAGTCCGGTGGGAGTGTTGTCGTTTTGCGGGTTGCCATGGGAGGCTCCTAGCTGGCGGTCAGCCGGCCGTGCTGCATGCGCCAGGCGGCGCCGATGATGGCGCAGGCAAGGCTGACGGCGGCTGCGGATTTTTTCAGTCTCATGGTTCCTCCGGTCAGTCCGGCGCTTCGGTGAAGGTGACGTAGTACTTCTTGCCGGGCTTGAAGAAGTCAGCTGCCGGGTAGCCCGGTGCGATGTTCATCCAGCACTCGCCTGACGGTGTGGCGTCGCAGAAGTCCTTGTTCTCGCCCGTGTGGCTGTACACCGCGCCCAGATTCACCTTGTGCATCTGGTAGCTGCCTGCACCGGTGAGGGTTTGGGTGGTGTGGCACGCCATCTTCGCTACGACTTGCTCAATCATGCTTCTCTCCTTGTAGTGCCTCGATTGAGGCGTTCAGGGAGCTGTTGTCTTGCGGGTCTTTCGGCTCCGGGTGGTACCAATCTCCGGCCTTGCCGTTGATGGCTATTTGCTGGTCGGCGTAGAACTCGCGCCAGCCGAGGGCTTGCTCGCGCCAGATGCGGCATCTGGTGGCGTTGTCGGATTCGTTCGCGGCGACGACGCTGGGCGGAACGGAGCTTGGTTCTTTGTCAGAATCAGTGGCGGGTCCAACAGGGGCGCCTGTCCACGCGGCGTCGAGGATGCGCACGAAGCCAGCAGGCAGAGGCAGGCGACGGTCAAGGTCAGGCGGCAGCACTTCAGGGATTTGGCTGGCATTCTGCTCTCCTTGGTCATGGATTTTCTGGATGCGGTCGCGGTACTTGGTTTCGGTCTTGGTGACCGTCTGCACCTCATGCTTTACGATGGTCACGGTCTGTGCGGCCTGCTTGCCGATGTAGTCGGCCAGTTCGTGCTGACCGTGCTCCAGGCCCCTGATGTAGGTGAACGTGCCGAAAGCGGCCGTCAGCAAGCCGATGGCGAGCCACCGGCCCAGAGGCGGGATGGCGGCGTTGGTCAGCGCGGCCCACATGGTCAGTCCAATTTCGAATACTTCAGCGACCAGTTCCACGCCACGATGCCGGCGTAGACCGCGCACAGCAGAAACAGCAGGTCCAGGTGCTCGAGCAGGAAGCACCAGGCCAGGACCACGAAGACGATCTTGGGCAGAACCAGGCCCGCTTTCAGGCCGAGGTGGGCGATCAACCACCCGATGACCCGGTTGCGCTCACGCCCGAGGCCGGACGTGATCAGGCGGTACGTGGTCATGACGTCAAGTGCCTGCAGCAGGACGAGAACGGCGAAGGCGGCGTAATTGAGCAGCATGGCGGATCCTTTCAGGCGAAGACTTTCATGGCAGCATTGGTCAGGGCCACACGCTCTTCCAGACCCAGCATGGCAGGGCCGTTGACCACCTCGGTGATGGCAGAGATCTTGCCGGCGTTGGCCAGCGTGTTCAGGCTCTTGCCGGTCTTGTTCCCTTCGGCCCAGAACCAGGCGGCGGCAAGGAAGCCGTATTCCGGCTGCGCGACGAGATCAGGGTTCTTCAGTAGATCCACGCCGAGCGCGGCGCCGCAACGGCGGTAATTGTCGCGCCCAGTCAGCTGGATCGGGCCGCGGCCGCGGTAGCGCCAGCCGTCGCCCGAGTGAACGTCGCCGTTGCCGTTCTTGCCAGCGTAGGCGATGTTGGCGATGCCTTCGCAATCGGCATTCTGCTTGCCGGGCACGAATCCCAGGCGGGCGGCCTGCTCAGGCGTGAAGCGGCCGCGGAAAGTGGCCATCAGCGCCTGCGGGCGGTAGTTCAGGTTTTCCTGCATCACGCGCAGCCCTTGCGACTCGTGCAGCAGCTGGCCAAGGAAGCAGGCCTGCTCGGCCGGCGCGGTGATGGGGAAGCGCTGCATCGCGGCGGTGATCAGCGGCGCGTAGCGCGCTGCCAGATCGGCCGGGATGCTGGGCGAGATGTCACGGAGCTGGCTGGCCTGCATCGCTGCTCTCCTTTTCTGCCGCCTGGGCGGCCTTTTTCACGGCGCGGTGCGCGGCGAGGAATCCGAACGCCAGGCTGGCCGCGACGATGGCGCCGCCGAAAGCCTTGTAGATGTTGTCCGGCAGGTACGGCTGCAGCTCGTCCAGGTGCCTTTTCACGTAATCGACAATGTCGTCCGCGAAGGGGTACAGGGCAAGTAGCGAGGCCTCGATCCAGCGCCGGAGTTTGCGGGCTTCAGCCTGCAGTGTCGCTTTTAGGTACATTGCTTTTATCCCTTTCGGCCGCCTTCAGGCGATCCATTTTGGCCATCCTGTGCCACTGCCAGACGATGAATGCGATCGACACCGCGGCTGCGATCGAAGGCAGCTTTTCGAACACCCAGGCGACCACGACACCGACCGGGGCCACGATGGACACTACGGAGAGAGCGGCATCTGCCACGTGGCTGTGCGTAGTCATGGGCTTCCTTGTGTCCGTAGAGAAATTTAACATGGGCAATTCTAGCTATTGATTGAAAGCAAGTCCACAGAAATATTTGACTTGTCGCAACAGGTCATACCAGCTTTACGCGCACATTGGCGCGGTCGTCTTCCAGGATGTTTTGCACGATGCCGACGGCGCGCCGGTACTGTGCGAACGTGATGTCGGCGTCGTTCACGAGGACGGCGCCGATGCCGTCGCCGTCCTGCACCGGCACCACGTACTGGCCCGGCACCGCGCCGGTGATGTTGACCGGCACCTGGCCGCAGTAGGCGATGCGGTCGACCTTCTGGCGCGCCGCTTCGAGCGCCGCGTTGAAGGTGGCAAGGTCCTCCTGGTAGGCGGCCAGCGCGGCGTCGTAGGCCGCCTGGGCATCCTCGCAGGCAGTCGCGTAAGCCACCAGGTCGGCCTCGTACTGCGCGAGCGCGGCGTCACGCTCGGTCGTGCTCGCCTCGCCCTCGGCCAGGTCCGCCGGCTTTTCGCTGCCGGTGTAGGCTGGCACCTGCAGGTGCGGCTCGACCGGGCGGGTGATGCCGAGCACCTGCTCGCTGCCCCACACGTCGCCGCCGACATACGACGGACTGGTCGACTTGACGAGAAACGACACGCTGGCGGCCCACTTGTCGGTGAGCCTGCCATTGGCGTCGACGCCGACGATCTGGCCCTTGGCCAGGGTGGCACAGCCTTCTGCCTTGGTCATGTACTCGGCATAGTCGGCGCCGGAGGCATTGACCGTACCGGCCGCGTTGATCGAGCGGGAAGTGGTGCCGTCCTTGCCCGTCTTGAAGGCGGTATTTGCCGAGTTTGCCCCTGTGCCGGACACGGCGTAGAACAAGGTGCTGACGCCAGTGGCTCCCGACACATCGAGCACGGCGTTGCCGCCGTCGTTGACGGCGGCCTTCGAGAGCCTGTGATAGGTGGCTGAAGATGTGGTGCCTACCAGCAGATAGCCGTTGGAGTCGAACCTGCCGAACTCTGCAGCTACAGCGCCGGTGGAACCGGTGTTGGTGCGGCCGAAAATGAGCGCGCCGACACCATCCGAACCGATGCCAAGGCCCTGACCAGCTCCGGCGTGGTTGAAGATGTAGCGCAGCTGCGCAGTGCTGGAGTACCCCTGCAACCACACCGTGTCGTTCAGGGTAGCCCCGGTACTGCCGACTTCCCCGACCGACAGGCGAGCAGAGGCGCCGCTAGCTGCGGTGTTGATGCCGACATTGCCATTGACCTGCGCCCGCTCCACGCCGCCATTGGCAAGCACCACCTTGCCAGATACGCTGTTGATGGTGACCCCTGAAGCTGACACCATCAAGGTGGCGATCGTCGTGCCGGCCGCATTTTTCAGCAAAATGCCGTCAGTCCCGTCGGCGGCGTTCTGCTGCGTGAACGATCCTAGAAAGGGGGTGGAGACCTGGTCCGACGTGAGCTGGGTCTTAGCCATAACGTACTCCCATGATGCAGATGTTGGCGTTGTTCTTCGGCGCGCTGTTGAACGTCACCGACCACTGGTAGCCGTCAAAGCTGGTGGTGTAGTCGTAGCTGCTGCCCTCGCGCTGGAACAGGCCGTTCTGTACGGTGCGCGGCATGTACCCCTTCGGCAGGGAGAAGGTCGGGTTGGTCCCGTCGCCGGTGAACCAGAACGGGTAAGGCACAGATCCCTGCGCACGCTTGAAATCGTCTTTGCGGCGCAGCTCGTCGCGCAGCGTGATCGCGGGCTGCACGAAGCGCGCCCCGGTGGAGCCGAACGTGATGTGCGTGCCGCCGCCGGCCACCACGCCCTGCCCGGTGCCGACCTGCGACGCAGCGCTCTCGACGCGCACGAGGTTGTGGTGCGTCGTGCGGCCCCAGCTGGTCTCAGCATGCCGAAGGTCGGTGCTTTCGTCATACCACTGGCCGACGATGGCGTTGCTGGTGCCGTCCAGCGTGATCTGCGCGCCCGGCTGGAACATCAGCACGTGGTCGCGGTAAATCGTGCCGAGTTGGTCGTTGCTCGGCGCTGTCGCCCCTGGCTTCGCCAGTGTCATCGCGGCATTTGCAGCACCATTCGCGCCGCTGACGTCCAGGTAGAAGCGCAGCACGGCGTTGGCATTGTTCAGCGAGCCAACGGCCGCGCGCGAGACCGGGGTCGCAAGGTCAACGCCATTTTGTCGGATGACGAGGCTTCCGCTGACCGAGCCAACAAACAGGCCAATCTTCCACGTGCCGTCATTGATCGCATTCGTGGTCGTGATGCTTGCGCTGTTGGTGCCATCGTTGACGGTGAACTTCAGCTTGCCGGTGGCGTCCACCACGCACGAGAAACGCGCGCCAGAATAGGCGCCGCCCGTATAGTAGCCGCGCTCGAACAGGGTCTCGACCGCCGTGTTCGTGCCTTGTTTTAGTTCCAGCATGATGCCGAAGTCGCCAGTGCCGTAGTCCTGGTCGGCACTGTACGGCTGTTCGATATACGAACCGGCGGCGGCGATGGAAAATGCTACAAGCTGCGCGCCGGTGGCGACGGCTGTCTTGTTGAAGCTGCCGTTGACTACCATGCCCTTGTTCTTGACGCTGCGGTCCGGCGTAGCAAGCTGCACGCTGATGTTGTCGAACGCTGCGACCGAACCGGTGACGTCCGGCCCGGTCGTGGTCAGGCCCGCCACTACCCAGTAGTTCGTCTGGGTCGCGGTGAACGTAAGCGGCGCGGACACCGGCGTTGTGCTGGCGGTGTTGACGTTTGCACTTGCAGACTGCCCGCTTGAGGTAGACGCGATACCGAGAATTGCGGTACCTGGCCCACTCACCATGCGCCCAGTCCCGGTCAGCACGTAAGTGCGGCCGACCGTCAGCGCGGGCAGTGCGTAGACGTCACGACCGAAGTTCTGCGTGGCGGTGACCTGCATCTCGCCGCTAACAACAGCAGCAGTCGCCGTAGTCGACCCGGACACCCAGCCGGTGGTCGTGCCACTGGAGAAATCTCCGTTGGCAACAAGGTTGCCGCTGGCGGCGATGGTCTCCGCCACGGTATCGGCAAGGAAGCAGCCGCGAATATCGCCAACCATCCAGCCGGTGTTGTAGCCGGTGAAAAGGCCAGCGACCATCGTCTTGAGCGGGTTCGCCGGGTTTTCCTTCACCACCAGCAGGCCGTTACCGTTGCCCATCGCACCGTCCGCAGAAAACCGTGGCGTGCCGAGTGCCGCCAGGGTCGAGGGGATGCCCCCGTTGGTGTAGGTGGAGTTGGCGAAAGCGGCAGTGCCGTAGGCGCCCGCACGGACGTAGAAGTAGCGGGCATCTGCCGCCCGACCCCAAATCAGGTCACCACGCTGGTTGAACGCAATCTGATCGACGGACGAGGTGAACGAGCTGTTCACCACCGTCCAATCATTCTTGACGACGCTGACGCCACCCGTCGTCGCCAGTGCGATTGTCGGCACAGGCAGGCCTGTTGCCGGATCGACCGGCGCGTCGGGCAGGACGGTGGCAGCGACGGCGTTACACAGCAAGGCGACGGGGGCATTACTGGAAACCTTGACGAACGTTTCTTCGGTATTGCGCAGCGCAAGGTTTGACGGTTTCTGAAAGGTGCCGGTATTGGTCGTGCCCTTGTACATCCTGGTGGCCGTGTCCTTGATAAAATCCAGCGTCCACAAGCCGGCAAACCACGAACCCGTGTCCGATGCACTGATCAGCACCTGCCCGTTGATATAGGTGACGCCTGTGATATTGCCGCCCGGAATAGCCTTGCTGCTCAGCTCGGAACTGCTGTGGCTGGTGAACACCATCCACATCGGGCATCCCGGCTTGGTGGCGTCGTAGACGACGACGCGCGATGCCTCGGCCGCGACCAGCCCCAGCGCCGGGCGCTCGCGGTTGTTGCCGCGGAATACCTCAGTCTGCCCATAGGTGGCGTTCAGGCTGTAGAACTTGCCGTCCGTCGTGTTCTGATAGAAGCTGCCGACCAGCGAGCTGTACGGGACGTACGGGGTGGCAAGGGTCGTGACCTGCTTCGCGCTCACGCTGTTCACCACCAGCGTATCGCCCGCCGCGAACACGTCCATGTGAACGTAGTGTGTGGTTGCCGTGGCGGTGAAAATAATCGTGTTGGCGCCGACCGCAGGGTTGATATTTGCCTGGAGCGATCCGTTCGGATCAGCGCTAGCGCTGACCCGCAGATAGCGGTTCGTCCCGGCATACGAGGCCACATTGACGTTGACGGCGTAAATCTGCCCCACCACGCACGTGATCGGAACGCTCGCCCCCTGTACGGTATTTACCGTTACGCCAGTGACAGTCAGGGCATTGCCTGCGACAGCAATGCCAGCACCGTTGGTAGCTGTGTACCCTGCCGTACCGTTGGTGAACCCGCCGTTCGCCACCAGCTCTGGCGAGCCGCTGTAGGTGGAAGACAGCACACCAACCTGGTTGAGCTTTACCTGGGAGATGATCGCCGTGCCGGTGACCCCGGAATCGCGCAGCGGGTACACGAATACAGACGTGCATCCCGCAGGGGCGGTGAAGGTGACGGTAACCCGCGATGGGCCGCTTGCATTGGTTTGGCTATAGTAGGAGGTGGGCGCTACGATATTCGTCAGATTCGTATTGTCATATACCGAATACTTGAGGTCCGTCATCGTCCCGCGCTGCGCATCAAAGCTGAATGCGTAAATGCCCCCAGGAGTGACAGTAACTGTCTGGCGAATCGAGTGCGCCGTACTGCTGACCGTTACCGTGTCAGCAGTAGTCGTGCCATCCCGCGCGACATTCGTATTGGGGGTAACAGTGCAGAAGCCGAGCAGCCATACTGCATTGTCCAGCTGCTCTGGGTAAGTCAGCAAGTTGTCGCCGCGCGCCGCCAGCTCATTCGCCTTTTGCTGCAACCACGACCCGGTGCAGATCGGCTCGCTGTACCAGCTCGTGTACGCCTCGCGCTTGATCGACCCGCCGCCGTCGCTGTCGCGGCTCACGTCCATCAGGCAGGCAGCGACCACGTTGCCACTGTGGATGGTCTGCGCCATGGCGGCCAACATCTCGGTCGGGTTGGCGGCGACCTGCGAAGCCGTGATGACGGCATCGCGCGCCGACAGGGCCTGCAGGGCGCTGTTGGCGGACTGGGTCATGTAGCCCTGCACTGCCGTATTGACCCCCGCGATGGCGTTGGCGTTACCCTGCGCGCTGCTGGCCTGGGCGGTGGCGATGCCGGCCTGCGTGGTGGCAATGCCAGCCTGGGCAGTGGCGATGCCGGCCTGCGTGGTGGCAATGCCGGCCTGCGTCACCGAGTCCGTACCGGCCTGCACTGCGGCCGAGAACGACGCGTCCATCGCATTGAGCTGATCAAGGTAGTCGGTCTGGTACCGGTAAAAGCGTGGGGTGGTCATCAGATCTCCTCGAATTGCAGCTGGGTAACGTACTGCTGGAACTGCGGATTGGACACGGTAAAGTCGCTCATGCGCTTGCAGTACATCTGGTGCACCTGCTCAAGGGAAGTGTCCGCGTTTTCCGGGAAGACGCTGATGAACAGGGGCTTGACCCGGCCGGCGCCGACCAGGATGTTCCACAGCGCCTGGCGCTCGTCCGGGGTCAGGTTGCTCATGTCGAAGCTGAGCTGGCGGTGCATCGTGCCCACGTCGGAGAGCAGCTGGCCGGCGTCGCTGCGCACGTTGTTGCTCGTGTCCACGGAGGACGCCTTGGCGCCATAGTCGACGTTCTTCTTGCCTTCCCAGTACTGCCCGACGATCAGTCGGCCGATCTCGAGGTAGGTGGCCGCGTTGCCCGGATCGCTGATCGTGATCGTGACCTTCTGTGCCGTGATCTGCGGGATGTACACGCGAGCGATCGCAGAGCCGACATAGCTGTAGGCATTCACGCCCAGCTTGTCAAAGCCCCAGGACAAGAGGTTCAACGGGGTGGGCGGGCAGGCCAGCACCGCGCCGCTGTCGTACGCCGGCGCGGCGTCGCCGGTGTTGGTGTAGACCTTGACCTGCACGGTCGCCAGCGAAGACAGGTTGGCGTACGGCAGCACGACGGCGCCGAAGGTCTGGGCGCTCGCCCAGGTGGCCGTGACGGTCTCGACGAGGCTGCTCGAGCGCCACATGAGGCCAGTGTCGTCGTTTTGGAGGTTGGCCACCCCCAGCGCGGTGCTGGCCGAGGACGTGGCAGACAACGTGGCCTGGTCGGCCACGTTGCTGTTGATCACGCGGATATTGGGCATGGTGGCGGCGGCTGGTATTGATATATGGAAATGATGGCACAATTTGTGCTTTGAGGCAACGCAAGTCAGCCTGATTCGTAGATGCAGGCGATCATCCTCGCCTCGCCCGGGGAACCGAACACGGCCGCCTCGCGCGCACGCGCCACGGTGAAGTTGTGCTTCTGGGTCTCGTCCTGGCGCATGCCCTTGCCCGGTGTCGAACTGGTGCAGATGAAGTCGCCTGCGGCGATGTCGCCGTTCTCGCCGCACACGTTGATCTGGCCCTCGCCCAGCGCGTTGACGAGCACCAGGCGGTAGGCGTCCTTGAGCGCGGCGTATTCCGGCGCGTATTCGGTCTGGTCGACATGCACGAGGTCGCCGAAGTCGTCGTGGATCTCGAGGGCCGGCAGGTACTGCTGCACCAGCGTGGTCGGCTTGTTTTCGCTCAGCGGGCCGGCGTCGGCCGCCAGCACGCCCAGCACCGCGGCCTGGCGTGGCGCCGACGCCAGCGCCACCTCGAACAGCGTATTGCTTACGTCCTTCCGCGCCACGCAGCGCAGGTCAACCACGATGTCGCCGACCTCGAAGGCGGTGCCATTGGCCAGCAGCGCATCGTGGCTACCGGTGAACGGGCCGGCCGTGCCGCCGGCCGAATAAAACGAGTAGCTGCCATAGCCAACATAGCCGGTGCCGGTGCCGCTGCCGTTGCTGCCGGAAATGGCCGGCGCGGAGCCGCCAAAACTGGAGGCGTCGATGGTGGCAGCACTCGGGTTGCCGCCGCCGCCGGAATTGGAGCAGCTGAAGTTGTAGCCGGACATCCGGCAGTAGCCGACAGTCGAGCCGCCGTAGCCGGCGCTCAGCAGCGACACGCCGGACACGGAGCTGGCGATGTTCAGGCTGAGACCGGACAGCGTGCCGGCGGTGACCTTGCCGGCGCTTAAATTTCCGATCAGCGCATCACCGATGGCGGCGGCCGCAATATAGGTGCTGATGTTGCTGGAATCGAGGAGGCCGTACAGGTTGCTACCAATCGTGGCACCGACGGTCGCGCCCGCCGCGATGCCATTCAGCTTCAGCCCTGCGGCTGCATCCAGCGCGGCCAGCGTGGTAGGCTTGTTCGCCACCCAGCTGACCCAGTCGATCTTCACGCCAGCGCCGAAGATCACGTTGCCGACGGAATCCCGGATGGTCAGGTTGGTCGTGTCGATCGCCGCCGACTTGACCGACCCTGTCACCAGCAGGGTGCCATCGATCACAAGGCCGGGCGCCATCCACGCCGTGCCGGTCCAGGTCTTGGTCAGCGCGAAGGTGCCGTTATCCGAGATCACGACCGTGTCGCCCACCACCTTGCCGCCCGGGCAGGCCGCATCGGCGGTCGAGTCGGACCAGACGCTGCCGGTGGCGTAATAGGTGCCGGCGCCGCGCGCGCCGGACGCGCCGTCGGCGACCTTGACCACCGTCTGCGCGGAAGTGTAGGTGACGCCGTCCTTGGTGAAGGTGGCCGTCACCGTGACCGAGTTGCCGGTCAGGTCCGACGAGGCAAGGGTGGCGGTGTTGCCGCTGATCGTGAGCGGGGTGGTCGGAGCAGTGGTGTAGGTCACCGTGCCGGTCATGTTGAGCAGGTTGGCGACGAATGTCACGCTGGTGGGCGACAGGGTGGCACCACTGCTTTTGACGATGTTGGCGGTGGCGCCCAGCAGCAACGCACGGTCGCCCGGCGCGAAGAAACGCGGGCTCTCGGCCTGCAGCCGCACGCTGCGGTCGTTGACGACGGTAGCCATCAGATCAGCACTCCCACGGTGACGCGGCCCTGGCTCCACTTGGCCGACAGCGATACGACCATGCCGGCCACGCCGGCGGACAGGTTGAAATTCGGATGATGCAGGCGCACGTGCTGGCCCAGCTCAAGCTGCAGCAGCTCGGCGAAGGCCTCGAACTGGTAGGTGCGGCGCGCCACCTTGCGCAGGTTCAGGCGCCGGTTCGCCTCCGTGTTGGCGTCGGTACGGCGCAGCAGCAGCGTGTTCTCCTGCGTCGGGTCGCCGGTAAGGCGGTGGTTGGCCAGCGTCGTCGCATCGGTTACGGTCTCGGTCAGGTAATCGAGCGCGTAGTCCTGCTTGTCGAGCGCCGTGATGCTGGTCTTCAGGTCGGTCTGCACCGAGTTGTTCAGGCAAAAGCCCAGCTTGACCGCGCCCGACACCGGCATCGTGTCGGCGATGTGCAGGTCGTGCTCGATCATGTGCTGGGGGTAGATGTCGAAGGTCGGCACCAGGTTGGCCAGGTCCACCTGGAACAGGCGCAGCTTGCCCAGGCGTGACACCGTCATCTGCGCACCGACGCTGTCGGCGACCTGCTTGCAGGCCTCGAGCACGTTGGTGCGGTCGGCCAGGTACAGCCCGACCGGCTGCGGGTGCGCCGTATCGAACGCGGCAAGGTTGACCGCGTCCAGGTCGGTCGAGGTGAAGCGGGTGGAGACCGGGCCGTAGTTGGTGACCAGCACCTGCACGACCTTCGACACCGTGTTGACGTAGGCGCCGCTGCTCTTGTCGCCCTGCACGTCGGCCGTGATGTTCCCGGCCGGCGACTGCAGCAGCTGGAACTTGCCGTTGGCCGGGTCGGACGTGATCGAGACCGGAATGCCGTCGTCGCGCACCTCGATCACGCTTTCGCTGGCGCCGATGTGGTACTGGTAGGTCAGCGTGGCCTGGTCGACCATCAACGGCTCGATATTGAACACCTCGCCGAAGGTCAGCGGCAAGGTGGAATCCTTGTTGGTCCCGGTGCCGCCCAGCTTGGCCTCGCTCACCGCGGCATTCAGGGCCTGCAGCTTGTCGCGCACCTTGAACGAGATCTTGTCGCGGCTCTTGCTGGAGATCTCGGCCACCAGGCCGTCGAACACGAGCCGGAAGTCGCCGCGCACCCAGCGCGAGTCGCCCAGGTAGATCCGCAGCGGCCGGTTGGTCCAGACGTCCAGCAGCCAGCTGTCCAGTGCACGGTCGGCGTTGAACAGGCTGACCTCACCCAGCGTCATCGTCGCGTCGGACGAGGTCGACAAGGTCTCGTTGGTCACCACGTCCTGCTTGACGATGCGCTTCAGGTAGGGCGTGTGCGCCGGCGTGTCGCCGGCGCCGGTGGTGTAGTCGCGGTCGGACAGGTACCGGGTCTGCTCGGTACCGCCGGACAGCACGCCGACCTCGATCAGCACCACGCGCAGGGCGTTCCGGTCGGCCAGCCATGCGAAATATTGTTGGTCGGTCATCGGAGCTCCACGGTGTTGGCGCTGCTCCAGGCCGCTTCCTGGGTGGCGGCCTTGGTGCCGTCGACAATGGTGTCGGCAGCATTCTCGCTAGTGGCGGCCAGCGCCTGGATCAGGGCGCCGGTCTGCTGGGTCTGCCCGGTCTTCAGGTCCGCCACCTGCTGGTTCAGGGCAGCGATCTGGGTGTTCAGGCCAGACAGGGTCGAGGCCATGCTGACGTCGTTGCCCACCAGCGACAGCGCGCTCTGGTGCGCGGCGTACTCGGGGCTGTTCTTGAAAAAGTCGGCGATGGTGTTGAAAGTCACCCCGTTCTGCAGCTGCTGCATCCAGAAGTTCAGGCCGGCCTGGTCCGGAGCACGGCCAAGCAGTTCCTGGTACAGGTCGGTCAGGCCAGTGCGCTGCAGGTCCGTCGAGGTGCTGTTCTGCGCCAGGCGCAGGTTGTCGATCGCCTCGGCAACTGTCATGACCCCGCCCTTGAGGTCGATGACCCCGCCCACCACCAGCTTGAGCTGGTCCAGGCTGGAGCGCTGCACGTTCACCTGCTGGTCGGCCCACTTGGACATGTCGTCCATCGCGGCGGTGACGCGCTGGTAATCGCTGGTGTAGCTGTCGCCCGAGGCGTAGATCGTGCGCGAGGCTTCCAGGAACGCCTGCGCCGCGTTCTGCAGGTTGTCCTGCGCCGCGGTGTCACCGCCTTTCGCGCGCGCGAGCGTGAGTTCGTACTGGTTCCGCGCCTCGACGTACTTCTGCTCCGGCGTCAGCGGCGACAGGTTGCCCAAGGCCAGCTGGTCGCGGAACTTCTTGAGGCCGTCGCCGAACGACTTCATCCGGTCAATCGCCTGCTGGATCTTCTGCGACTCGTTGTCGTAGGCCTGCGACAGGGCATCCTTGGCGTCGGCCACGCCCTTGGCCAGCTGCAGCTGGTCGAACAGCGCCTGGTTGGCCGGGTCAAGGGCGTTGCGCTCCTTCTCGAGCAGCTGCACGCGCGTCATCGTCAGCTGGTCAAGCTGGTCCTGCAGGCCCTTGGCCTCGTCGGTCACCTTCTTGCCGGCGTCGACGATCTGCTTGAACGCCGACGAGATGCTGATCAGCGTCGTGTAGGCCTGCGCGCCGGCCTCGGTCGAGGTGTCCAGCCCGGCCACGTAGTCGCGGTACGCCTTCATCGGGTCGGCGCCGGTGGTCGACAGGCCATACTGCGACAGGACCGGGGCGATGCGCGCCCGCAGTGCGGCGGCTTGCTCCTGGTCGGTGTAGAAGTCCTTGAGGAACTGCTCGCTGGCTGAGGTGAACTTGTCCAGGCCGCCGGCCAGGTCGATCAGGCGCTCGCGCGCGTCGACCGAGGCCATGCCGACCGAATTGAAGGTCATGCCCAGCGCGCCCAGCACGGTATCGACCGTCTGGTAATCGTTGGCGATGCGCGCCAGCGTCTGCAGCGCGCCTTCGCCCGCCTTCTGGGACTTCTGCAGGTCGCCCATGGCGAACCTGGCCATGTCGTCGCCCAGCTTCGACATGGCGGCCTGCAGCGCCTTTTGCACCTCGTCCGGCTTGAGGTCCTTGGTGCTGATCTTGCCGATGTCGACCACGAACGAGTCAAGCTTGGTCGTGAAGGTGCTGTCGGCCGTGCCCAGCACGCCGGCCGAGGCGATGATCGCCGCGCGCATGTTGGCAATCACCTTGGTGAACTGGTCGTCCACCTCCGCCCCCAGGCCGGTCAGGCTGGTGCCGTACTTGTCCTTGCCGAACCAGCCGCCGTCGGTCTTGGTGTCGCTGTACTGGTTGACGTGAGCACCGTTCGCCAGCAGGCCGCCCAGCGAACCGGAACTGAGCATGATGCCGGTATCGATGCTCGAGACCTTGCCCCCGAAAATAGAGTTGGTGATCTTGCTGATGGTCGGCCCCAGCAAGGTTCCGATCACGGCGCCGGCGAGCGCCCCGAGTGGCCCTCCCAGGGAGGCCATGGCCGTAAAAGCGGTCAGGCCTTCGCCGGCCATGAAGCCGACGCTGCCGCCCAGCGCCGCGCCGCCCAGCTTGGACACCCCGCTATACGGGTTGGACGAGCCGTACGCGGTCGTCGACAGCCCGTTCTGGTACAGCGTGTCGCCCAGCGTGCTGACGCTGCTCTGGATCGCGCGCAGCGCGTCCAGCATGCCCATGCTCACGTTCAGCCCCTGGAACGTGTTCTTGTCGATCGCGTCGAGCGCCTTGGCGATCGAGTCCGACTTGGCCTTGGTGTCGCCCAGGATCGAGCCGGCGCCCACGGCAGCCTGGCGGTCGATCGCCGTGGTGTCGGCGTGGCCGCCCGTCAGGCCGCCAGTCAGCTTGGCGCCGAGCGCGACGACAGCAGCCATCGTGGCCGCGCCGGCGGCCAGGTTGAGCGGGAACGGCAGCGAGGCGATCGCCTTGATGACGGCGGTCGCGCCCCACGCGCTCGACTCGGTGGCGGCCAGGCCGACCGACGCGCCGGTGGCGGCGGCCTCGCCAGCGATCTTGGTGGCGTTGGTGGTCGTATTGACCGCCACCTCGGCCTCCTTCAGGAACGTCTTCTTGGCCAGCGCCTCGATCGCCAGCGCAAGCTCCCACGCGCGGAATACCTGCTCGGTGGTGCGCAGCACCTTGTAGCCGCGGCTGCTGGTGTCGAAGAAGCCCTCGGCCGCGGCGGCCATGTCGCCATAGCCCTTGATCTGGGCCGACGCGACGTCTTCAGCCGCTTTCTTCTTGTCGCCGTCCTTGGCCAGGTTGTCCTGGATCTGCGCCATGCGTGCGCCGTAGGCCTCGGTCGCGACCAGCATGTCGCCGATGCCCTTGCCACCGCGCCCGAACGCGCTGGCCAGTTCGGCGCCGATGGTCTTGGCCACGTCGACCCAGATGTTACGCACCTGCTCGGCCTGCGCCTCGATTTTCTTCAGGTCTTCCTCGGCCGCCTTCATCTCAGCCGGGTTGTCCGCCAATATGGCCGCACCCATGCGCGCGTGCTGGCGCGCCAGCAGGTCTGGCAGCGCCGCCTGGAACGTGCCCTGCATACGGCCGGCATTGTCGACGATCGCGCCCAGGCCGGCGTTGTCGCCGGAATTGTTGCGCAGGCCCTGCAGCTTGTTCTGCATCTGAGCCAGTGCCAGGTCGAACGCCTGCCCCATTTCCTGGAACAGGGCGGCCTCTTCGCCGGCGACCTTCAGGTCCAGCAAGAACGACTTGTAGCGCTCGAGCTGATCCTTGTACTCGGCGTTTTTCTTGTTGGCGATGTCCTTGTCCAGCTTTTCCAGCATATTGCTGTAATCGGCCTCGTACTTCATGTTGAACGCATCGACCAGCTGGCCGCGATCGGCCAGCGTCTTCGCCTGGTACTGCAGCTCCTGCTTCGACATCTTGTCGAGCAGGTTCGCGCGCGCATCTTCCGCGGCGCGGTCAGCATCGGCGTTCTGGAACTCGGCCTCTTTGACCTTATTGTTGTACGCCTGGGTCTTGGCCAGCTTGTCGGCGCCCTTGGCCAATCGGGCCTGGTTCTGGGCCACCGTGACCTCGTCCTGCGTCAGCTGCTTCTTCACGCGCAGCTGCTCGTTGATCAGCTCAAGGTCGCCCAGTTCGCCGCGGCTATTCTGCGACTTCAGGCTGTCCAGTTCGGACTTGGCCTGCAGCTGCGCCAGACGGATCTTGCCCTGCTCAAGTGCAAGCTGGGCATTGAGGGCGTCCTTGTCGTTGGTCGGCTTGTCGGCGGCGAGCTTGGCGGCGTTGACGTGCTTCTCCACCTCACCAATCTGCTCGAGCACCTTGCCATATCCGACCTTCGCGTTGGTCAGTTCGATGACCTTGTCGACCTCTTCCTGCAGGGCCGGCGCAGCTTTCGGATTGACCTTCTGGATGGTATCCAGCGAGTCGGTCAGGGCGGTCAGGCGCTCGCTAATCGACTTGCGGTCGGTGGCCTCCTTCGCGCGCTGCTGGGCTTTGTCCAGGTCGGCCAGGCGCTGGCCCTGCTCGGTGATCTGGTCGTCGATGCGGGTGAGGTCGGCCTGGGCCTCTTCGATGGCCTTCTGGTGCTGCATTTTTTGCAGGTCGCCCACATACCCGGCGCTGCCTCCCGGAGACTGCGCGCGCAGATCCCGCAGGTGCTGTTCAGCGGTGTCGCGATCGCTCTGCAGGTGCACCATCGCCAGCTTGCCGGCAGCCTTCTCGCTGGCCTCGCCCACCTTGTCGAGCTGGTCGGCCATGTCGTTGAGACGCTTGATCTCGCGGTCGAAGGCGTCGATCGTCGTCTCGTGGGTGTTGATCTCCTTCTGCCGCTGGGCGTCGGCCGCCGACATTTTGCCAGACATCAGCTCGTACACGGTGATGGCTGCGGTGGCGGCAAGGCCCAGCCAGCCGAGCGAGGCGGACAGCAGGCGCGAGCCGGTAGCTGCCACGGCCATGCGCGCCTCGAGGGCGGTCGTTTCCGCGGCAAGGGCGCCGGCGCCCACCGCGGCCGCTGCTTCCTGCTCGGCCAGCAGCGACAGTTGGGCGCCTTCGGCGGCCGCGGCGACGCGCGCAGCCTCAGTAGCAATGGTTGCCACACGCTGCGCGGCAGCGAACTCGCCAATCAGTTTAGTGACAGTAGCGACACCGCGCAACGCAACGTACCCGGCCGCGGCCAACGCAATGGTGCCGGTGTGCTCGACCACGACCTGGCTCAGGCGCGCGACACCGGAAGCAAGGCCGGCCAGCATGTCGATAGTGTCCTGGCTGCCCGCCATGTGCATCAGGTCGTTCTCGACCTGACGGATCACTGGGCTGGCCGCTTCGAACGCTTTCACCACCGAGCCGTCAAGGGTGCTGCCCAGGCGCTTCCAGCCGCCTTCGACCGTGTCTTCCTTGACCAGCATGGCATCGAACATCTTGCCCTGCGAATCGTGCGCCGCTTCCAGCAGGTGCTTGTAGTCGCCCAGGTGCTGGGTCATCGCCTCCATCGCCTTGATGTCGCGCGACGAGAAGCCCATCTGCTTGAGCGTGTCGGCAGCACCGGAGCTGGAGAACTGGTTCAGCTTGGTCGACAGGTCGGTGATGATATCGGTGAATGGGCGGAATGCGCCGGTCTCCTGGTCCTTCACTTCCAGGCCCAGCTTCTGGATGACCTTGGCCGCCTTGTCGCTCGGCTCGTACAGCTTCATCATGGCCGACGACAGCGGCTGGATGGTCAGGCCGCGCTCGGCCAGCGTACCGACTGCCGCGGTGATCTCCTCCATCGACATGCCGAACAGCTCACCGGTGGTGGCAGCGCTCTTCATGTCCTCGGCCAGCTTGTGCACCGAGACGTTCGACTTGGCGCCGACCGCGACCAGGATGTCGCCGATCGACTCCAGGTCCGAGACCGATTTGCCGAACGCGTGCATCGACTCGACCGCCATTTCGGCAGCCTGGGCCACGCTCATCTCGCCCAGCACGGACAGGCGCATCACGGACGGCAGGGCGGCGAAGGCCTGCTGCTGGTCCATGCCTGCCTCGGCCAGGGCGTGCACGCCCTCGGCCGCGTCTTTCAGGCTGGTCAGCGTGCCGGCCGAGATGCCGATGAATTTGTCGACGTCGATCGGCTGCGTCTCGCCGGACAGGGCGTTCAGGCTGGCCAGCTGGTACTCGACCTCGGCGCCGGTTTCGGCGATGTGGTGCAGCGAAGCCGCCAGCGCGCCGCCGGCGAGCAGGGCGATCAGCTGGCCGTGGTTCAGGCCGTAAATGCCGGCCTGGTGCGCGGCCCCGCGGAACGCGCCCTCGGCTTGGCGCAGCGTGTCATTCAAGATGGTCTGCTCGCCGCGCAGGGCCGCGCCGGACGCCGCCAGACGGGCCTGCGCCATAGACAGGGCGTCCGCCTGGGAGGCGACGCTGCCGTACTTGGCCTGGGCGTCCCCGCCCAGACTGGCGTAGACCTGCGCCTGCGTGGCGGTGCGCACCTGTGCAGCTGGGCTGGAGGTGAGAAAACTGGTGTTCAGGGCGCGCTGGCGCTCAAGGCCTGCCTCCTGGATGGCAAGCTCCTTGTTCCACCAGGCGGCATAGTCCGCCTGCTCACGCGCGCGCATGGCGTGCAGCTCGGTGTCACGCTTTTGCTCGATGGCTTCACGCTCGGCCGCGGCCTTCTCCCACCAGCCAACGTATTCGGTCGTCGCCTTTTGCGCCATCTGGTTCAGCTCGACGTCGCGGCGCTGCTCGATGCTGTTGCGCTCGGCCAGCGATTTTTCCCACCAGCCGATGTAGTCCTGCGTAGCCTGCTGGCGCATCCGGTTCAGCTCGGTGTCGCGCTTTTCCTCGATGGCCAGCATCTGGTCCCACCAGCTGACGTAGTCGTTCAGGGCCTGGCCGCGCATGCGGTTCAACTCGACGTCGCGGCGCTGCTCCACGGTGAGCACTTTGGAAACTGCGCTCTCATGCGCAGCTGCAATCCGGCTGCTGCCGGATTCAGCCTCTGCAGCGGCAGCGGCCATGCTGGTCGCGATCGAAGCCTGCATGGTCTTGAACTGCTGGTCCATGCGCGACAGCGCGCCGCCGGCAGTCTCGGCCAGCTTGCCCAGGGCCGCGTCGATGCGGTCGAGCGCGTCGGCCATGCGCAGGAAAGCATCGCTCCCGCTGGCCTCGCCGTCAATTCCGATCCGGTCGTTCATCCGCAGCCCCCTATGTCAGCAGGCCAAAGTATAGACTTTAAGCAAGTTTTGTACCAGAAATTTTGGTCGCAGGAAAGGAAATAGCCACCCGAGGGCGGCTATTTTTTCTTCGCCTTTTCCAGCAGGAAGGACTGGTGCTGGGTGTCGAGGTACTGAATCCGGTCTATCAACAACGCTCGCCAGTCCGCATTGCGTATTTGGAGCTCGTCAAGTAGTCCGCGGATCTCGGACAGCGGCACCGCAGCGATCCCGCCCATGCTGGGAGGCCGGCTGCCGGAAATCTTCATGTACAGCTTGTAGAAGTAGTTCTGGCGTTCATCCAGCCTTGGCATGTCGCGAAGCGCCTGGGGCACTTCGCCTTCCTCCCTGGCCTGGTCCAGCAGCCATTTCAGGCTGCCGCCCCAGGTCAGCTGCCAGCGGAGGTAGCCTCGGAGTTTTTTTCGTCCTCCTCCTGCGTGGCCACCAGGAAGTTCTTGTAGTCGTCCGACTTGCTCTGCACCCAGTTGCGGAACTCCTTCACCGCCAGCAGCTTGGCCGCGTTGGCCACGCTGTAGGCGCCGGTCAGGTCCTCGCCGTTGAACTCGATCTTGCCAGCGACCTCGGTACCATCGGCCAGCTTGCGGACGATCGGGCGCCAGCCGAGCAGGATGGTCTTGGACATGACCTCGACCGTGATCTTTTCGGCGCGCTCGTTGGCGCGGGCGCGGTCTTCGGGCGTAACGCGCTGGTCCAGGGTGTGCTTGTGCGCCTGCACAAGCTGGCTGAACATGTCGGTGTAGGCCTGGTTGCCGCTGCGCGCGACCAGGAACTCGGCGTCACCCAGTTCGAAGTAGCGGCCCTGCTTTTCGAGGACAGGGTCGGTGCCAAAGGCGCGAAAAATATCCATGGTTAAGTCCTATTGGGTTGGTGGAACCTTGATTCTACACAAACTCTTTCCAAATGGCACTAAATAAAAGGGCCGGGATCGCTCCCGGCCCAGGGCCCACACCCATAACAGTTACGCAGCGGCGCCCAGGCGGTCGATGAAGATCACCTTCTGCAGGGCCGCATTGCTGTTCTTGCGGTCGGCGTACGCCGTGTAGTCGTACTCGGCCATCAGGTCGGTATTCTTGCCGCCCGCGACCACCTGGCCGTTGGACAGGCGCACGCGCGGCAGCGTGACCACGTAGCCGTTGCCGTCCGGGCCCTTGGTCGGGAAGGTCAGCGACGTGTAGGTGCCGTTGGTGTACTTGTCGTACAGCGTGCCGTCCTTGAAGTACACGGTCACCTTGCCGGTGATCGCGATCGAGCCGACACCGACGCCCACCGGGCCGAGCGTGTTGAGCTCCTTCTGCGCGCGCAGGCCGGCGTCGATGTCGAGCGAGATGCTCTTGACCTTGGTGTTGGCGATCGGCGCGCCGTTCTCCCACACCCGGCCGCCGCTGGTCACGCCATCGTGGATCTCGAAGGTGTTCGACGGCTGCACGGTGCCCGGCAGCGCGGTGGCGTTGCTGGTGTTGCGCAGGCCATTCTTGCCGATGAAGGTGATCGTGGCTTCGGTCTGCGACTCGCTCTTGAACTCGGTCGAGAACTTCGAGGCGCACTGGCCGGTGAACATGATGTACTGGCTCACGTCGCTCAGCTGCTTCTCGATGCAGAAGCTCGGGATGACGGTACCGGCGGTCACGCGCTGGGTCGAGATCGAGCAGTTGGCGATCGGGCCGGTCGCCGACAGCGGAGTCGACGGATCCAGGGTGATCACGGTGCCGGTGGCGGCCACCGTGGACGAGTTGCGGAGCCACTTGCCGTCGTTGACGTCGCCCGGGGCATTGAGCTGGAACCACTGGCCCGGCTGCAGCGTGGTGAATGCGCTCGAGCCGCTCGGCGCCACCGCGGCGGTCAGGGTGGTGGTGGTGAAGGTGCCCGAGAACGTGGTGCCCACGCCCTTGGTGCCGTACACCGTCCAGCTGTTGCGCAGCACGGCGGCCAGGAAGTCGTCGTACTCGGCGTACTGCATGTGCACCTTGATGTCGCCCGAGGTGCCAGCGTCGGTGGTCGAAGAGCCATTGGCCTGGCCATCCGCCGTGATTTCCTTGTCCTGGGTCTGGGTCACATCGTACTTGAGCGACTCACCGGTGAAGCGGATGGCGCGCGGGTTGCCCGAGTTCGGCACGACGCCGAAGGTCGTTTCTTGGATATACGCAAGGCGTGCCAGATCGGTGGATGCGCCGGCAGTGGTAACAGGCATGGTGACCTCCAGGTTGATTTGGGGCAAATTCTAGCAGGAACTATTTGTCAACAGTGCAAACTTTGACTAGAACTTGGTCCTGTGGTAATAAAAGTTGACGATCGCAGGGCACTTGTAGAGCCCGTTGATCGTTTTACCTCTTGCAAGGGTCACCGCGCGGCAGTGCACACCGTTCAGGTACTGCATGTCGAAGTAAGGCACGACGAAGTCGCGCAGCTTGCGCACCGCGAGCGACCCGGCGCCTTCCTTGCACACTGCCGAAATCCAGATCTGCCCCCACTGCTCGACGATCGGGTTGTCCGACAGGTCAAGCTGGCCGCCGTCTGGGCTGGGGATTTCGTGGATCTCGATTTCCAGGTAGGGGTCGGTCTGGGCGGCCTTGTCGACCGTGGACCGGTTGTCTATCTCGAACACGAGCGGGTAGTCGGCATGGGCGGCCGCGGCCTGCTGCACGACCGTCATGATTTGGGCGAAAGCCTCGGCACTGTTCATGTGAACCTCGCTTGCAGGTAGCTGGAAATCGACTCCCAGGCCGTGATCGCGACCTCGTCGCGCATCTGCTGCGGCCGGCCGTCCGGTCCGAAAATCTTTGGCGGGACGATCTCGATCGGGGTCGGGTTGACGATGTAGACCGGCTGGCCGACCTGCAGCTTGCCGTTGCTTCCGACCTTCATGTACTCGATGTAGCGCATGCGCTGCACGCCGCGCATGTACGCCGACTCCAGGCCGGCGCTGTCGTCGCCGGCGTGGTGCGCTTCCGGCGCTTGACTGTGGTCGGTCTTGAAGTACGCCTCCTTCTCCGCCCAGGGGCGGTACCCGCGCACCGGCGAATCGGGTGTCTCGATATCGAAGTTGCTGACGAAGTCGCTGGAGAACTGCGGCGCGACGAACAGCACCGCGCGATAGCGCTTGAGCACCTCGCGGCGGTACTGCTTGTTGGCCGAGTCGATCATCTCCTGCTTCTTGGAGCGAACGACGTTCCGCGACTGAAGCAGCAGATCCACGTTTATCGACAACATATTATTTATACCTTATAAATCGTTTATACCGTATTAACTAAATAAACGATATAAACGATTTATACCGTTTATACTAAATAAACGGTATAAATTATTTACGCTTCCGGATCGTGGTGCAGTTCGCCTTGATTGATCTGATCAGCGACGATAGTGCCCGAGAGGACGATGTTGCCGACGGCCGGCTCAGGCTCGGCTACCATCGCGGCGGCCGGCTCGACTACCGGCGCGGCCGGCGCCTGCGCCGGCAGGTTGGTGATGGCGGTGAACAGCTGCGCCACGCGTGCGCCCAGGTCGGCAAGGGTGCCTTCCAGCGAGTGTTCCAGGCGCGCGGCGTCCGGCTCCTCTGCCACCACCTCCGGCAGGATCAGGAGCGCCAGCTTGCAGGTGGCGTACTGCTTCACGGCGGTGCAGTAGCGGTCCTGGTCCTCGCTCTCCGGCTGCAGCTCGAGCGATTCGAACAGGTCGGCCACGCCGGTCGAGATGGCGCCCAGCGACGCCGACAGCGTGCTCAGGTAGGTACCATCGGTCATGGCGGCCGGGGCAAGGTGTGCGGCTGCCTCGCCGCCGAGCATGGCGGTGATGGCTTCGGCCGAGGTGTAGATTTTGATGTCCATGGAATGTCCTTTCAGGTGCGGCGGGCAAGGATGGCCCAAGCATCGAGCTCGTCGATGACAAGGGCGGCCCGCCAGGTGGCGCCCTGCATCGTGAAGGTGGCGCCCTGCCTGGGCGTGACGGCCGACTTGGCGACAAAGACGGCGCGATCGCCCGGCTCGAGCCGGTATTCGGGCTGGACCCGGAACTGGTAGAACTTGCCGGTGTCGGTCTGGATCGCGGTCGTGGTGGCCGTGCTCGAGGTGAGCGTGTCGGTGACCGGGTCGAGGGTGCCGGCTTGCGTGAAGGTGACCGTCTGCAGCGCGTCCTCGCGCAGCTGGTCGGCCTCGAGAATCCGGAACTCGTCCACGGTGGGATAGGTGTTTCGAATCCGGTACAGCGTGCTGCCCTCGCGCAGGAACTGCCCGTGCAGGAACGCCTCCGTGAACGGGCAGATGACGTTCCACATCGGGTCCCAGTCCGCGGTGCTTTGCGGGTTGGTCGTGTCGCGGTAGTAGTCCTTCTGGGCGTAGAAGGTCAGACCCTCGGCGGCCAGGCAGGCTTCGCCCGGGCCGAGCAGGTCGAAGGTGCCGGTGGCCTTCTTCAGGCCAAAGCTGCGGCGGATCGTCTCGCCCTGAAAAGAGTCGTCGTTGCTGTTCCCGACCAGCCAGTACTCGCCATAGATCTTGGCCACGCGGCGCGCCGGCGGCTCGGCATCAGGCGCGGCCGACAGCGTGCGCCGGCGTACCGTGGCACCAGACGAGGTGTGGTCGTCATGCGGTGTGGTGTGGCCGTAGAACAGCAGTGCGTCGCTGTAGGCGTCACGCACTTCGTCCTCGTCGAAACTGGCGGCAACGTCGGCAAGGTCCATGGTCAGCCCGTGATCGGGTCGGTGCCCAGACCGACGTTGTCAGCAAGCACCCGGGCGCTCGTGACGCTGGTCGCTTGGTTGCCGGTGGTCTTCTGGTAGGCGTCGAGCAACTGCTTGCGGACGTACCCCAGCTGCATGTCGAGATCCGGGATCAGCAGTTCGTACGGGTTGTCGACCCGCTCCTTCTCGGCCTTGCCGTCGGTGATGCGCTTGGGCGCCAGCATCGGCATGACCGGCACCAGCAGGCGGGCCAGGGTGTAGGTCGCGAATGCCTTGACCAGCCGCACAAACCGTGCCTGGTCCTTGGTCTGCGGGTCCAGGACCTTGGTGGCCTGGTAGACGTCGTCCAGGTCCGAGGACACGCCTGCCAGGCGCTCGAGCAATTCGGTCAGCAAGGTCGGGCCGAGAATCTGCTCGTCCTTGAGCTCCTTGGGCGAAGCGCCCAGCGCAGAGCGGACTTCCTGCGCACTGTCGATATAGTCGGTGGTCTGCATGATCAGCCTCGGCCTGATGATTTCCGGCAATTATGGCACGAGTTTTGCTTATATGAAAGAAAGCCCGCTGGCGCGGGCTTTTCTTTACTTGCCAGCCTTCACTTCAGGCTTTGCAGCTTCCTTCGGCGCCTCGCCGTTCTCGTCGCACGCCTTGATGGCGGGCTGGCCCATCAGCCATTTGTCAGGGCTGATGCGATAGACGACGCCCGGGTCCATCGACACGGCACGCTCTGGGTGGGTCAGGCGGAAGCCGGAGGTGTTGGTGAAGTACTGCTTGCTGTCTTTGTCGAGGACCACGATGTTCATGACATTTCTCCAAAAGTTTGACGGTGGCCAATACTACCGCGAAAATTTACAATGGGCAATTAAAAACCGCCCCGAAGGGCGGTTTCCGGGGCCGGCCTGCTTAGTCCGACAGGTACATCGCGTCGAACGGGGTGAGCTCGCTGTCGCCCCACAGGCGGAAGCAGTCCTCGCCCCAGTGCCAGACCATGGCCGACTTGCGCTGCAGCACGAACTCTTCGGTCGCGCGGTAGTCGGCCGACAGGTTCTTCACCATCATGATTGCCTGGTTCTTGTCCAGCGCCCAGATGGTGTTGGCCGGGACCGGGCCGCCTTCGGTGGCCGGTTCAACGATCCACCACTGGACGTCGCCGCCGAAGATGTTGTTGATCGCCTTGGCCTGCGGATCGATGCGCTCGAGCGTCGGGTCGTAGTTGTTGCTGCCCGGGCGGCCTTCGCGCTGTTCGAACTTCAGGTAGGTGTCGGAGTCCGCGATCACGTGGGTGATGTGGCGGTACTTGTGCTTGCGCGCCAGGAACTTCACCCAGGCCTTGTGGGTGAACTTGTTACCCACTGCCAGCGGATCGAGCGAGCTCGACTGCACGACCGGCACGGCGCCCGAAATCGAGTCGACGTCGCCGTTGAACAGCGCCGACAGGTAGCCGTAGACGCGGCCATCCATCTCGATCGAGGTGTAGCGGTCGACCGTCATCACCAGCATGTCCAGCGAGGTGCCGGCAAGTGCCTTGGCCGACGCTTCGATACCGATACCGTAGGTCGGCAGCTGGCGGCTACGCTCGCTGGTGCCCAGGGTCAGCATCATCGGGGTGTTGCCGTTTTCGGTGATGCGCGAGGCACGGGCACCCGACAGGCCGGTTTCGCCGCCGCCGCCCGGCACCGAGTAGGTGATCACCGGCTGCACGAAGTTGTCGGTCGAGACCGAGGTGTTCAGCGCGATCATCGAACGGAAGATGCGGTTGTCGGTCACGCGATCCGGCTGCATGCGGTCTTCGATCATCTCGATGACGGCGGCCGGGAACAGCGAGCGCGCTTCGTTGCCGTACGGGTCCGAACGCTTCTGGACGTTGGCGGCAACGTTGTAGCCGCACTTGCCGTCCAGGATGTCAGCCAGCATCGGGCTGCGGCGGCCGAACGGGTTTTCGCCCACCAGCACGAGGCCGGTCGATGCGCAGACCTGCTGGAACACGGTGCCCAGCTTCAGGTCCGGCTGCGCGTCGACAGCGCTGAACTTGGTGTTGATCAGCTGGCCCAGGGTGAGGCCGGCTTCCTTGGCCTCGCGGTACAGCTCGATGGTGACGGGAACGTCGTGACGCTTGCCACTTACGTCCATGTAAAATGCGGTCATGGCAGCTCCTTAATTTTGTTTCTGAATCACGACGATCGTGCCCGGCGCGCCCGAACCCGAGCGATACAGCGACACGACTTTCCACGCGCCTTCGGCGGCGTACTTGGCCTGGTAGGCAGCGGCGGTCAGGTCAGCCGGCACGGAGCCAAGCTGGTTGGTTGCCTTGCGCACCTTCGGGTACGGCGTGCCGGAGACCGACAGCGGGGTCTTCTTGGCGACCTTGGCGCCGGCCACGACGTAGTCGCCCACGGCCAGGTTGCCGGTGCCGGCAGCTTCGCTGCCGTCAGCCACGACGAACATGGTGTCCGGGCAGGTGACGCCGCCGACGGTCCAGCCGCCTTCGGTCTTCACTTCCACCTGGTGGATGCGGCCCTTGATGAAATCGCCGACGTCAGCCAGGTCGTACTGCGACTCGCCGACGAACTTGACCAGTTTGCCGTTCTCGGCCGTGGTCAGGTTGCCAGCGGCATCGCCGCTCGCGCCCAGGCGCACGGTAATCGGATCGGGGGTCACCCCTTCCGGAACGATGTAATGCACTTTGCTCATTTCCGTGCTCCTTAGTAGCGTTTGCGGTTTTGTTGCGCCAGCTGGGCGATCTGTGCGAACTGCGCCAGATTCGGATCGACACCTTTTTCGTCGCCTTCCTTGGCGTCGACCGACTGGCGACCGACCTTGAACTTGTCCAGGAAGGAGGCCGACAGTTTGGTGTGCTGGTCGATCACCGACTGGGCATCCATGCCCTCGGTCGTGTTCGAACCGCCCAGCGCGACCTGCAGGTTGCCCAGGGCGCCGCGGGCGATGCCCAGCAGCGCTTCGTTCTGGGTCTTCATCGGCGCTTGCGCGGCGGTCAGGTTCTGCACTTCGGCAGTCTTGGCGACGAGCTTTTCGTTCACCTCGGCCAGCTGGGAGGTAAGCAGCTCGACCTGGGCGGCCAGCTTGGTCGCGTCGGTGACAGCACCGATGACCTCCTTGCCAGCCGGCGGGGCAGCTGCACCACCGCCCTCGTTGACACCAGGCTTCTCGTGACCCGGCTCATCGTCGCCGCCCTTGTTGGCATTGCGGATCGAGTCCAGCAGGGCTTTCGCCTCGAGGGTTTCTTCCGCGTTCAGGCCCAGCTGCTCGATCGGCACGCCGGCGACGAGCTGGGCAACTTGTTCGTGAGAAAGTTTCATATTGGCACCTTTCGATTGCGTGGGAGTATTGCCCGAGTATTTCTGGCTGTCAAGCAATTTTAATGCCTGCTCGAAACTACCCACTTCGTCGACCAGTTTTGCGGCCTTGGCGCGCTTGCCAAGGAAGGTCGAGCCGTCGGTGGCGGCAAGCAGTTCATCAGTGGACATGCCCGGACGGCCCTTCTGGACCTGGGCGCGGAAGATGTTGTGCACGTCGGCCATCTTCTTGAGCTCGGCATTCTTGACCTCGTCGGTCAGCGGCTCGTACGGGTTCAGGCGCGCCTTGTTCTCGCCGGCGCGCAGCACGGTTTTCTTGACGCCGGCCTCTTCCAGGGCCTTGGTCAGGTCGGTGTGGATCGCGACCACGCCGATCGAGCCGACCGACGCGGTAGGGCCGGCCATGATGTCGCCCTTGAAGGAGGTGCCCAGCCAGTAGCCGCCGGACGCCATCTGGGAACCGGTGTAGACCAGGGTTGGCTTGTTTTCGGACAGGACGCCCAGGCCGCCGCCGGCATCGAAAATGCCGTCGACCATGCCGCCAGGCGACTCGATCTGGACCAGCACCTTCTTGACGTCCGGGTCGCTGTAGATCTGCTTGGCGGCATTGACAATGTCGTCGTAGCCGACCACGCCATAGAAGCGCCAGAAGCCGGCTGCGCCGTTGATCAGGCTGCCGGAGATCTTGAGCACGCCGATGTTGCCGCGCTTTTCGATCATGGCCGGCAGGCCGTTGGAGCCGTCATAGTTTTCCGGGCCGGCAAGGTAGGCGGCGATCGCCTTCTCGACCGAAGGCATGGTGGCCTGTTGCAGGCCCAACCTCTGGATGGCAAGCAGGGCCTCGAACGAGGCCTCATCGCCAGCCCAGAGGGTGATCTGACCGTCTGCGATAAAGAGTTTCATTTTTTGGACCCCTTGGTGCTGCCCTTGGCGGCCGCGGGCGTGTTCGCGGCACCGGTGGCGCCGGTGGTGGAAGTGTTGTTGCCGTTGTCCTGGATCTGTGGCGCCGGCACAACAGGGAACATGGTGCCGGTGAGCGGCTTGTAACCTGGCGGCGGCAGCTGGCCGGTCAGCTTCAGGCAGGCCTCCTCGTCCGAAATCAGGCCGAACGAGAGCTGGGTCAGGATGCGCGACTGCTTCATCGACTTGTAGGCCTCAAGCTCGCTCTGCGGGCGCAGGTCGATGTCGTCGAATTCGAACTCGACGGTCACGTCCAGGCCGAACAGGCGCACCGCCAGGGTCATGGCCTTGGAGAGCAGCTCGTTGAGCTTGCGCCGGATCATGCCGTTCACGTGCAGCATGTACATCAGCGTCTCGGTGTTCGACAGGTTCTGGCTGGTCGCGCCCATGCCAAGCACCGAGGGCGGGGTTTTGAGCGCGGTGGCCAGCTTGCCGCCGTGGATCGTGTTGACCGTGTTGAAGGTGTTGGACGCGTCGGTCCCGTTCACCTCGAGGATCTCGACGGTGAAGAAGTCGAAGTGGGCGATCGCCTCTTCCACGCCCAAGTTGTTGATGGCCGATTCGGCGATGCCAAACAGCTCGTCGTAGTAGGCGCCCAGCTTGTCCGGGTCGGCCAGCACGTCCGGCGGCGTCTTCTTCTTGATGATCTCCTCGTTGAGGATGATCTCGTAGCGCGGGTAGGCATGGCGGGCGCAGATGCGGCGCAGGTCGGTCAGGAAGGTCTGCGCGGCCAGCACCGGCTGCATGGCCGGCTCCATCGGGCTTTGCGGGTAGGCGTCGTACAGGCTCGGGTCGACCGAGACCCAGAACACGGTCGGCAGGTCAAGGTCGATGTAGTCGCCGCCCACCTTCTGCGAGGGTTTCAGGCCCTTGTCGTCGTCCTCGAACTGGATGGTCGAGACGGCGATCGGCTGGAACGACAGCGGCAAGCGCGTCTTGTCCAGCACCAGTTCGACCATCATGGCGCCTTCCTGGGTCATGCTCTTGCCCAGCGCCTCGCACACGCTTTGCAGGCTGCCGACCTTGGAAAAGCCGTCCACGTAGTCCGGCATCGTGTTCATCTGGCGCAGGATCTGCATGGCCAGCTTGGTGCCGTCCAGGTTGAAGCTGCCGTCCGGGTTGCGCGCGATGCAGGTGTACTTTTCCGGGATGCCGACGCGGTTGTTGGACGAGACTGTGAGCGCCATCTCGGGCGAGAAGCGCGAGAAGTTGCGCACGTTCTCGACCGTGCTCGCCCCGCTGCGGTAATTCGCAACCAAGTCGACGTTGGTGACGTCGAAGGCGCTCTTGGGCAGGAAGCCGGTGGACGGCTTGATCGAGCGGCGGTAGCCCGGGTAGGCGGCGCCGCCGCCCTTGGGCGCCTTGATCGGCGGCTGGGGCGGCAGCATGCTGCCGGCGCCCTGCTTGGGCGCGGCGCCACCGGCGGCCTTGGAGGCCACGGCTGCAAGCATGCGGGTCAGAATGTTCGCCATGGGCGCGATTCTGGCACGCAACTTGCTTTTCGACAAGCGATTTGTTTATCTGCGGTAATACGCGCCGCGCTGCTTTTGGCCGTACATGTTGGTCTCTTCGCGCGTGGCGGCGCGGATCTTGCCGAAGAGTGTGACCGCGCTGGTGGGCACGACATCGCGTGCGGCCGCGTTCTGCAGGCGGCAGGCCACGTTCAGGTACCCGACCGAGTGCATGTAGTGGTCCTGGCCGTCGGTCGGCTTGTGCCAGGTGTAGACCACCTCGCCATGGTTGTCCAGCTCCTTCTTGCGCTTCATGGCCAGGCAGTGGCCTTCGAAGATCGCGGCGTCGTTCTCGTCGCCGACCGCCCAGACCAGCTCGCGGCGCTTGAACAAGCCCATGACGGTGTCGAAGTTCTGGTTGCGGTGGATCTTGACCTGGGTGATCGGCAGCTTGCCCTTGTCCTCGTCTTCTTCGGCCTTGGCGATGGCGAACGCCTCCATCTTCTTGCTGTTGTGGTAGATGGCGCCGTACAGGTTGGCATCGACCTTTTGCAGCTCGTAGACGATATCGGTGTACGGGTAGCCGTCCATCACGGTCACCAGCACACGGTACTTGGCGCGCAGCTCGTGATAGCGCTGCTTGAAGTTGGTCAGCGGTACGCGCTCGCGGTGCACGACCAGCATCTGCCCTTCCAGGGTCAGGCGGCCGATGGTGACGTGGCAGGTGATGCCCATGTCGATGCCCATCGAGTGCAGGCTGGCCGTCTCCAGCGTGCCGCCGGTGTACTTGCAGGCGGTGATGTCGTCGCGGGTGAGCTCTTCGCCCGCCTCGCTGTTGGTCTCGCCCAGGGTCTGGTTGCAGAACTCGTGCCAGAGGAACTTGGTCGACTCGAGCACGATCTGCGGCACCGGCACCACGTTGGGCACGGAGAAAGGCGTGACGTAGTAGCCGATCGCCTCAAGCATGTCGCCCGGGTTCTCGATCACCCATTCGCGGTACTCGGGGGCCAGGCTCGGGGTCTTGCCGCACTTTGGGCACACCAGGTGCGCATCGCGCCAGTTCAGGCGCTGGATGTTGTCGCGCGTGATGTCGCGCAGCTCGCCGGTATAGCCCGGGATGACGACGTCGGTATGGTAGCTCGGCAGGAACCAGTGGTTGCAGTGGTAGCACTTGCACATGTGGCGCTTGCGCAAGCTGGAGGCCATCTCCAGCGCGATGCCCACGCCGTCGATGGTGGGCGTGCCGAACTTGCGCGTGAGCTTCCAGCTGGAGTGCTTGATGCGCGACTGGTACTGCTGGATCGTGTGCGGGTCCGAGCGGTCGATCTCGTCGTGCACCAGCAGGTCGGCCGGCACCGACAGCGCCGCGGTCTCGCCGCTGGTGCCGCGCGCGTAAAACAGGCTGGTGCCGATCTCCTTGATCTCGGTGTTGTCGAGGTCGGGGTTGACAGCGCCGGCCAGGTCGGGGCTGTCGTTGATGATCGGGTTGATGCGGGTCTTGACGAACTTGGTGGCGTCGCCGCTGTACGGCATGGTGAGGATGGCCGAGAAGTACGGAATGATCCGGCACAGGCCCACCACATAGCGCGCCATGGCTTCGGACATGCCGACCTGGGCGCACTTCTGCACGTTCACCACGCGGCTGGTGTCGGACAGGATGGTTTCCTGGAACTCGTGGTCCTTGAAGCTGTAGCGGTCACCGGCAAGGTAGGTCTTGTCCGTGATGTAGCGCACCACGTCCTGCAGGTCGTAGGTCTCGAACAGGGCCGCGTGCAGGCGGTCGACGTGTTCAGTGATGCCGGAGGCATAGTCACGCGGCATTGCTGTCCTTCGGCAGGTCAAGGGCGGTGCGCACCTGCCCGCGCGCTTCAGGCCCGAGCTGCTCCTTGTACAGGTCGAAGAAGGCGATCTTGGCCTCGCTCGTGAGCAGGCGCGCCGCCTTCAGGAACGCCGCTTCGTAGGCCTTCAGGCGCTGCATGCCCCAGACCATGTCTTGCTGTTTGATGATGTCGGACAGCTGGTTGCGCACGGCCGAGAAGATCTGGGCCTTCTGGTTGGCAGGCGTGTCGCGGTCGCCCTGTACTTCCGACAGCAGGGATTTGCCCTGGGTGTACTGCAGGGCCAGCTCCTTGGCCAGGTCCAGTTCGCCCAGGTCAAGCACGAGGCGCGCATCGACTGCGTGGCGCAGCTCGACGAGCTCGGCGTCGGACAGCCCGTCGAGCTGGCTGAGCAGGGCATCGACGCCGGTCTTGGGCGCGCTGGCACCGAGCGAGTGGTCTTTGAGCATTACTTGCCCTTGTAGCGGTAGATGGTGCGCAGTGAGACGCCGGCCTTGGCCGCGGCTTCTTCCGGGGTGAGCTTGGGGTCGTTGGCAAGCAGCCGGATGTTTTCCTTCTTGGCCTTGACGGCCGCGCTCTGGGCTTCGCGATCGGGGGCAGGGTCTTTCTGGAAGTCCATGTCCGACAGCACCCGCGACAGGTACTGTTCGTTCACGCCGAGCAGGGCTGCGACGTCGCGGTTGGTCATCTCGCGCGACTTGAGCGCCGGCAGGTACTCCTGCAGGCGGGTCTGGAGGTTGCGTTTGTGTGTCATCGGTTCGTTCCTATGGCGGCAAGGGTCATCTCGGCCTGGTTGAGGTCCTTCTGCAGCTGCTCGATCAAGTCGGCGCCCTGCAGGCGCGCCGCGCGCAGCAGGTGTTCGGCCCAGCCGTGCGGGTTGCGCAGGATGTGCAGGATCGTGACGGCGTCCAGAGGCGGGTTTTCGGTCTCGTTGAGGGCGGTCTTGGCCGGGGCCACCGGCGCGTAGATCAGGCCAGGGCTGAGAGGCACGTCCAGGGAGACGTGCCCGCAGTTAAGAGTGTTTGAAGTACCCATTTTCGACCTTTTCAGGCAATTTTCGCGGATTCTGGCACGAAAGTTGCATCTGGTCAAAGTTTTCAGTGTTTGTCTTGGAAATTTTTGTCGAAAATTTGCTTGTTTTGAGTGAAAATGTCGAACTTTTTGGGTTTGACAGTGAAAGTTTTGGAGGTGGTGGCGAATTTTTGGGGGCCCTGAGAGGGGCGCCTGGCCACCGCCACCCGCCGAACCCTATACGTCATTACCAAAAGTTATGCTCACCTCACCACCAGTTATACCCTATCAACAACCCACATTCGATAGAAACAATTCATTGACAGACAACAACGGTTCCGTCGATAATTGCACCTGTTCCACCGAAACACGTGCCGATTCCGGCCCAACCAATTCTCGAAAGGAAACGCAATGAACACCAAGAACCACGCTCCGAAAGCCCCGCAAAGCCAGCTCGCAGGCAATACCACCAGCGGCAAGGTCGTCGCGCCCGAGTCCACCTTTGGCCAGTTCGTCCTTGGCGACATCAAGGGCGGCACTGCTGCCCACGAGTTCCGCTGGACGATGGTCCGCGCTGCCATCCGCGAAGCGCTCAAGGGCAATAGCCGCGCCTTGACCGAGGCGCACGCCATCGCGCAGGGCAAGAGCAAGCGCGCCCTGTGCTATGTGGACGGCTTCCAAGCCGTCGGCATCCCGGCGCGCATCGCCTACACGGGCAAGCTGTCCGACCCGGCCAACAAGCCGGTGGTGGACCAGATCGAGGCGACCACGCTGGCGCTGGCGCACGATTTCGAGCTGGCGTTCCTGACCCGCTACCACGCCCCGGCCGAGCCGAAGGCAACCAAGGGCAAGCAAGCCAAGGGCAAAGCCACCAAGGGCGCGGCCACCAGCTCGGACGACACCAGCGCCGACACCAGCGCCGACATCAGCGCCGCTCCGACCATCGCCGACACGGTGCGCGCCACCATCGCCGCCATCAACAGCGGCGTGGTCAGCGATACCGAGATGGACGAGATCATCGCCGCCGTGACGTACCGCCGCCTGATGGCCGCGCAGGCCACCGCGCAGGCCGTCCAACAGGACGAGACCGCCGAGGCAGCGTAACGAATGCTGCTAGGTCCGCCGCCTGCACCGCAGGCGGTTTTCCTAGCAGCATTCTACGGCATGCCCGGACACAACGATCCGGGCTGAGCCGCGACGGCGCAAACTGGCGCGCACCACGCTAAGGCAGCTGGGCGCAAGAGGGCGCGCACGCAACCATTCTTTCCACAATTCGGCTCCCGATAACGCACGGCGCGCGAGGCATGCGCGGCGGCGCGATCCACTGGCGCACGCATCGGTAACGGTGCGGCGCCGCTGGCGAGCGCACGCTGCCCATGTGCATGGGCGATGCACACGGCGACACTCGGGGCGTGACAGTAACAGCAGCAAACAGGAACAGTAGCAGGTCCGGTAGATGAACGATGATATCGGCCTGTCCGGCACAGAGGGAACAACGGCGCGGCCAGCACGGCGCGCACGTACAGCAGAGGGGCAGTGAAACGGCCCCGTGGCGCAGCGCAAGCCAGCGTAACTGCCAAGTCTCCAGATCGCTACCACGAGCTAAAGCGGCCACACCGCACCGACAGATAACGCTATCCACCTTCTACCCAGTACGTTTGCTGATCCGCACCGCCACCGCTACAGGTGGCGGTGCGCGCCTGGCCCGTTGTGAATCACGGATTCAAGAACGAGCACCACCCGCGCGAGTGATGCGGGCCAGGCTCCAAGCGCGCTGCCTTCGACGCGTGTATCGGAGGGGTCTTACCCGGC